GTTTACTCCTCCTTTTTTGCACGTTATTTGCACGTTTATTGAAATAGTCTGTTATGTTTAATGTCTTTTTGTTTTGTATTGCAATTGCAAATATATTGAAAAATCATGGAATTTCCTTTGTTTTTAGGATTTATGCAGATTTATTTATTTATATTTAGTAGATATAAGTACACGGTAATGCAACCCATTGTATTACAGTGTGTTATATGTAAATAAAGATACCATTTGCATGAAATTTGCTTGTTTTTTTGTTTTTTATATTATTTGATAGTAATACAACAGCGCACACGATACCACCCTCTAATATCTGATGTGTCGACAATAAAGTCTGCATAATTTGGATTTACGGAGCGACATATAACCTTTGTCGCATCATCCTTTACGGGGAATACATTTTTTACAATAGCTCCATTAGATGTGTCAAGGACATAGGTGCAGCCCCATTCTATATAAGACGCCTCGTTTATGCGCTGAACAAAGATTTTACAACCGTTAGGGTATTCCGGGGACATGCTGTCTCCGTTTACCGTGAGAGCCAAAGTAACGCCCTGAACAGGGGATATTACTTGCTCGCATTTGTAACTCTCAATTTGACTTTCAAAATTATCAGGCGTTCCACCTTGCGCTGCAATAGGCAATAAAGGTACAGTATACCCAGTTGGGTTTCTTTTTACGTCACTATTCAACATAACGCTATTGCCAGTTGACAGCCATTCTATATTTATTTCAGGATACATTTCTTCTATCACCCTACTAAGTTTTCTTGATATGCCCTGACAATTATAAAAATGTGCATTGCTTAAGCCCATTGACTCTTGCCACTTTACAAGTGACATATGATAGTAACGTGCTGCTTCTTTAGCTCTTTCTACTAATGTACTCATATAAAAGGTTTAAAATAATATAAAAAATAATAGTTTCTTAGGATAACTAAGAATTATTTATTAATTTTGCGTTGTGAAAATAGCGTAACGCTAATCACGATACAAAGGTATTAATAATATATTAATTTATATATAAAATGAAAGTTAAAAAATGGTAATATTAAGTCAAGTAGACAAAGAACGAGCAGTTTGCGAGAAAGTCGCATACTACACAGAGCACGGATTTAAAAAATCGGAAGCCGTGCGGAAGGTAATGGTCGATTTTGCGTATACAACAGAAGCTGCGATTTATGGCATATTGCGGCGGAATAAAAAAAGAAACAATGGTTAATAATGCCCCTGATGTCACACCTAAAGGTCGCTATACAGTCAAAGAAGCAGCGACTAAGCTTGGCGTAAGCATAACAACAGTGTATCGCTATATGGAAAATAAGGTTATATCATGTATGATTCGCCCAAACGGACAACGTGTTATTCTCGGCTCTGAGATAATGCGCTTTTGGGGAGGTGAATATATTTAAAACAGTTAGCAATGGATAAGGAGATACAACAGGCAATATATTTGCTACAACAACATGGTTATGAGGTGATTATGCCTCAATCAATAACCGAAATAAACGAAGAGTTTGAGTATTGGTGGCAACTTTACAATAAGAAACGCGGCAAAGATAAATGTGCAAAACGTTGGGCACGTCTATCCAAAAAAGACAGACAAGCTTGCATTGCTGCTACTCCTGCTTATGTACAATCGGTGTCAGATAAACAATATCAAAAAGACCCTTTTACATATCTTAATGGTCATTGTTGGCAAGATGAAATAATAGATCCTTATGGAGAACGAAAACAAGCAATTGCATTTGCAACAAAAACAGCAGACATCCTTAGCGCAGAATGATTTGTTAACGCGAATGCTCGAAAGATATCCGCTGATAAGTCAACGAAAAGAAGCCATTTCTTCTTTAACGGATGCAATAATGGCTGAAAACTTATCTTTAAGTGCGATTGATGCGAAGAGCAAAAGCGAAGTTACAAATTTATGGCTAAGAACACAGCTTGTTGACGTGTTAAGGTTCTGCGGCGCATATGACGTAGCAAGCAAAATGCAAGTAGTTATAATAGCGAGGCAAATAAGAAGTAAATATTTTTATCTTACACCAACCGAACTTACATTCTTTTTTGAGTCTTTTATAGGAGGCGCATATGGGGTGCTTTATGTTGGTAAATCTTTTAATCCGCAAGTAATAATGCAAGCCGTCCGCATTTTTGATGGTGAGGTTATTAACAAGCGAGCAGAAATTGAAGATGAGTATTATAATAAATGTTTGCAAGAAGAACAAAAGCTTATAAAAGAAGGGAAAACAGGTATAAATGCTTGGTTAAAGTATTGTGAAGAAAATGAACTTGACAATCAACCTTTACCGATGCAACAGTTTTTGAAAGAATCGCGAAAGCGCAAGTTTAACGTAAAATAAATAAACAATGAAAATTGAGATTAAATCAATAACGCTTCAAAATTTCAAAAAGGAGCGGTACAAGACTCTTAGTTTTGCTCATAATGTATTAATAAGCGGAGGAAACGAGACGGGCAAAACTACAATTTACGATGCTTATTTATGGTGTTTGTTTGGTGTTACAAGCCGTCCGGACACTATAGTACAAACATTGGATTGTAACAACAACATTATCCACAAGCTCGAAACATCTGTGGTAGTTGTCATAAATTACAATGACGAGCGAGACATAAAGATAGAACGTCGTTTGACTGAGCGTTGGAAAGGCAAGGACACCGCAGACGAGAAGTTTATGGGTACGACACAATCACGTCTCGTTGATGATGTGCCTTATTCGGTGTCACAGTTTAAAGAAAAGCTAAATTCTCTGTGCAAATTTGAGGACTGGTTTATGTTATCAAATATAAGCCTGTTTTGGACATATAAAGTCGATGTGCGCAGAAAAATCCTCATGTCATTGGCTTGTGATATTAACGAGGAAGAGCTAATGCAAGACTATCCTTTAGTCTACAAAGGAGTGTATACAGAAAAGAAAGAAATTGCTGAAATGCTCACACAGCAAAAAACGACACGCAAGAAAGCTAATGACGAATTACAGCTTATACCGGCAAGAGTACAAGCACAGGACACTTTAAAGGTCAATGAAGATTTTGATATGCTTGAATCGGAAAAAGTGGCAGTTGACGCACAAATTGCCAATATTGAGGCAAACTTGCAAGGTGTTGTAACCGAAAGCTTGGAAATGCAAGAATATAAAAAACGTATTGCTGAACAGGAAACTAAAAATCAGACAGCTCACAAAGCATGGACAAAAGCACACTTTGCGGAGGTTGATAGTATATTCAAGCAAGTAAGCGAAGCGTCTGAGGCCTTGCGCACCGCTACAGCATCACAGAAAACAAACCTTGATGCAAATATCCAGAATAAGGCTAAACTTGCAACGCTAACCAATGAGTTTAACGATTTAATGCAACAATGGAAAGATGTTAACGAAAAGGAATTTAGCTACGCCCAAACAGATATTTGTCCCGTTTGTGGTCGTCCTTATACGGACGAAATGAAGGAGCAGGAATATTCTAACGCTGTTAGTGAGTACAATACCAACAAGGCATCTAAGCTCATGGAAATACAGAATAAGGCAACTGAAAAGCATGGGCAAATAACAGTAATAAAAGGCTGTATTAATGCATATGAGCAAGTGACAGCCAACACGGATAAGAAAGATGTTGCTGCTAAACAAGAAGCATACAATGCTTTAGTGCGAAAACGCTCAGAAATACAGACACAAACGTGGGAGACATCAGCAGAATATGCTGAGACTATAAAAGAGATAAACGCCATAAAAGCAACAGAACCAAAGCCTGTTGTTGATGCAACTGTGGAAGAGAACAGACAAAAGAAGAAGGAACTTACTGCCAAGCGTGATGAGCTTATCCAACGTTTGTCGGGCCGTGATACAAACAAACGTATCGAAGAAGAAAAAGTAAAGCTTGACAAGCGCTCACGAGAACTTGCACAAATAGTAGCAGATTGCAATGAGGTTATTAGGCAAATAAAAGAGTACAAAAAAGCGAAAATCTCGATTGTAGAAAGCAAGGTCAACTCTTATTTTTCACTCATACGTTGGAAGTTTTACGAACAGAACATAACCAACGACGATGAAAAGGAGATATGCACTGCTATTGACCGCAATGGTGTTGATTACAACAATACCAACGATGGTACGGTTATCAACATGGGCATAGACATAATCAACGGCATAAGCAAGGCAAAGGACATATATGTACCTCTATTTGTTGACCGCAAGGAGTCAGTAGAAAATGCGCTGCCATCAGTGCAACAGGTTATCTACCTACAATGCAAGTATGGAGAACCATTTAAAATGGAAAATGTATAACAACTTGTAAATAAAAACGAAAGGGTTTTATATAAAAAATTAAAATTATGGGAGAAACAAAAGATTTGGCAGTAATTCAGCCTCAAAAAAGTATTAATATTTTCGGTTCTATCGAAGGTTTTGAAATAGGACAGAGAATAGCAAAAGTGTTTGCTTCATCTTCATTTGTTCCAGATGCCTACAAAGGTAATATTGGAAATTGTATGATAGGTCTTAATATGGCTATTCGTATGAATGCCGATCCTTTAATGGTTCTACAAAACCTCGTAGCCGTGAATGGTACGCCGACCTTTGAAGCAAAGTTTGCCATCGCTTGCTTTAATGCAACAGGAAAATATTCTACGCTTAGTTATTCAGAAGTTGGCGAAAAAGGTAAAGACGATTGGGGTATGTATGCATACGCTATCGAATTAAAGACAGGAGAAATGAAAAAAGGTCCTGTCGTAACAATTCAAATGGCAAAGGATGAAGGTTGGTATGCCCGCAATCCAAAATGGAGAAACATCCCAGAATTGATGCTTCGTTATCGTTCTGCTTCATGGCTTATCAGAACCACTGAACCTGGTATCATGATGGGTTTTCAGACAAGAGACGAGGCAGAAGATGTTGATTACGAGGAAATTCCTGTTGTCAATACAGCTGTTGACCAGCTTTCCGCAGAAGAAAAGCTTGCTCAGGCACAAGAGAAAGAGCTAAAGGAGGCAAATTCTCAGGCTATGGACATGAACACAGTAGGCAAAACAGCAACTTCAGACAACAATACCGCAGGAGCTGAACAGCCAACAAATGCAAGCGCATCCGCAAACAAACCTCAACCTATGGGCAAACAAGAAATGCCGAATCTATTCAAGTAGTGATAAAGCTTCAAATCTTCAACAACAACAAAGGTGGAGGAGTGGGAATATTTCCTGCTCCTCTATTATATAATAATGTATAAAGCAATATGACAATAACAGTACTTGGTTCTGGCAGCTCAGGCAATGGATATGTAATACAGAATGAAACTGAAGCGTTGATAATAGAATGTGGCGTAAACTACAAATATGCCGTTGAAGCACTCAGCGGTAATGTCGGCAAAGTCAGCGGTTGTCTTGTAACACATAGTCATGGCGACCATGCTGGGTTTATGCATCAATATGCAAAAGCCTTTAATGTATACGCAACCAAAGGGACATTAGAAGAATGCAACATTAGACCTAACACGTTTCATTATTGCGCAATACCTTTGCTTCGTGAATTTAAAGTCGGCAATTTTGTTGTAAAAGCTTTTGATACGGAGCATGACACCAAAGAGCCGTGTGGTTTTATAATCTATCATAATGAAATCGGAACGATACTGTTTTTGACGGACACGCACCACGTAAAATACAAGTTCGATTTTCCTTTGGACTACATTTTCATTGAGTGCAACCATACCGACGAACTGGTAGACAACAGCATAAAGAACGGTATTATTCCCCGAAAGGTCGGCATACGCGCCAAGGCTACGCACATGAGCCTTGAGAGGTGCATTGGCTGTTTAAAGGCTTGCAATACAAGTAAGACAAAGGCCGTGGTACTTATTCATATATCGGCAAACAACGGCAACAGTGAGGCTTTTCGCAAGGCAGTGGCACAACAGGTCGGCAAGCCTGTTTATTGCGCCACAAGGGGCTTGAAATTCGATTTTATAAACATTTAAATTAAAATAATATGAACTACAGAAAAAAGACGGACGCAGAGCCATTTACGACTCGTAAATAAGCACATCACAAAGAACGAGGAGGTTAGTTTACATTAACCTCCTCTTTGCTTTTGTTGCGTTACGAATGTGTAACGCGCCTTCTTATTTATCACCTAATACCTTCCAAGCCTTCTCGTCTTTGAATGGCGTGTCGTCGTCATTGAGCCAGTTGACGGCAAGCTCGCTGAACTTTATCAGCATCACGCACCAATCTTCGTTCGGCCACCAGGAGTAAAGTAAGTTGTGGTAATCGGCAATGATATTGTTGAGCACAACTGCAAAGTCGTACAAGTTGTAGCCCTTGATTTGCGCCTTGCATTCCTCGTACAACTCAACGCACTCGCGTTCTGACACGAATGGTGCGTGAATGGTGCATCCGTCAGTTGTGGCGTAATACATACGAGATATACTCTCCTTTGCGCTGCTTGCATCAAAATGATTGCCCATGATAGCCTCGCGGATAGAAGCCTTTAAGGCTGTCTTTTCGTCAATGCTCAAACACTTGTTGAGCACGGTTGCGATTGCTGCAATAGCATTATTCTTTGCCTGTTCGTTCTTGCAAGCATAAACATCATCAAATAAGTTTGTCATAATGCAATAGGTTTAAATTGTTGTATCTTTTTATTTTATGGAATTGAATAATTGTTCGCAAAGCTCGCCCATTATATAACACGGCTCTTCACTTTGCATTTCTATTCCGTCATGGTCGCAGATGTGCGCAACTACATGCAGGAGTTCATGCCCTATAGTGTTCACCAAGTTTCCTTTATTGTCAGATGCTCCAACTGCGACAACACTTTCTCTTGTTCCTACGTTAGAGTAGGTTAGTCCTCGCTCTTCACTCGCCAATGATAGATGTTTGCTTGCCGTTTCAAGGGCTTGGACGTTGCAGCCTATATCCTCTAACGCATGGCATATCTCATCAGAATCATTGGCTGTATACCCGATGAAGCACATAACTCTCCATCTGTACTGTTCCAAGTGAATCTCACGCCTTATCATAGCAAATCTTCCCAAGGAATAGGCATACCGTTGTGGCAACAGTCTGCATAGAAACGGTTGAATATAAAACCATCCTTCTGATCTACATCGTCAACCGTGTCTTTTATATAATGTGCTAAACTCTCCTCGTCTTTTATCGACTTACCCCAGAAGTCAGCCTTACACATATTAGCAACGTACACATGGTCGTAGCCGACAAGGTTATCAAGCGTTAGATTATTTGACTGCATCAACTCCTCGACCTTGTCCTTGTTAATAGGTTCTATCGGTTCTTCCTTGCCGCTTGCTTTGTTGATTTTACGCATATGACTAACAGCCCATTCACACATTTTTTTGTTGAAGTGATAGCCGTTGTATCTGAGGTAAGCTATCATTCCTTCTGGTTTCATGTCATATACATCTAAAGGTATTCTACATCTTCCCATAGTATTTCTTGTTAAGACAGGTAAGGAAACAGTATTCCCTACCTGTCGGTTATTACTTAGTAGCGTCTGCCACCTCCATGATATCCGCCACCATAACGCTCTCCGTAACGTCCTTCATCGTCGTAGTCCATGTCACGCTCATAGCGTCTGCGCTCTTCACGCCCCATGTCCCTATAGTCAGACATAGGAGAACGTTCGCCCATACGACCTTCGCCTCGTTGCATGCTTTCAAGGCAAGACATTACCTTACCGCCGTATCGCAGCATCTTCTCGGCATTCTCCACAAGCTCGTCAAACTTGTTTTCAGTTATTTCTATCATATACATAATGTACGTTTTAAGTGTTAACGTTCGACTTCTTGTTTAATGCTCTTTGCAGCATAGTCTCTATATTAGACAATGTGCCTTTCATCCCATTCATGTCGGCTTCAAGGTTGCCTATTCTCTGTTCTTGAGCCTTTTCCTTTGCTATCTGCGGATTGAGAACACCCATTATCTGCTCACAGTTCTTAACTACTTTTTCGTGGTAGTCCTTACTGTCAAGTACCTCTTTCGAGTTCCTGAGCATTGCTTCAACCTCTGCTATCATAGCATCACGGCTGTCTGCTACTACAAGATTGCCAGAGTTAGCAATCTGCCCATTCGAAGGGAGCTGTTTAAACTCAGCTTCTCCGTCTGGCATTTTAACCTTTACGTCAACCGTAGTTTCCATAGGTTGCGGATTAAACTGTCCCGGCTGATACGAAGGGAATTTGGGCTGTGGGTTGCTTACACTTACCACTTGTCCTATTTTTAGTGTCGGTTCTCCCGACTTGTCAAGCACATAAAATATGCTGTTTTGTCGAAGTCCTTGAAACATAGAAGTCGAATTTTAACTTGTTATACAATACCCGTCATAAGTTGAAGGGTGTTAGTGTCTCTCTCGAACCAGAACTGAAACACACCAGTTCCGGCTACATCGGCAACGGTCAATGCCGCACCATTGAATTTGGTTACAGCCTGTGTCGTGCCGTTGGTCTCAAAGAGGATAGGCAGCGTAGTTGTCGTACCAGTCGGTATTGCCTGTTGCAGATTAACGAATATCGTTCCTCTGTAGTTAGCATTCACAAATGCGTGGTTCTTAAAGGTGAACACCACGTTCTCAGCATTTACCTTTACACCAGTAGAGCCTATCGCTGCCGAACCTCTTCTGTTGACCCATGAAAAAGGATAGCCCCAAATCATAGTCTTGCCCTCCAATTATGCTTTAGTTCCAAAAACTCGCACCATTTACAGCGTTAAAACCGTACAAGCCCATCTGAGCTGCTACACAGTTCGGAACAGCCGTGAAGGGACTGTATGCTACTGTTGCCGTTTCGGGCAATTTACACTTGATACCTGCTACCTCTTGCTGCAAACCTGTCAGTACAGCATTGATAGGTGCTATAGCTTGACCTACAATCTGCGAAGTCATAGCAGAAGACTTGAAGGTGCTGTTTTCCTCACGCAGGGCATCAATCTTGTTCTGCATCTCACGCATCTCAGCTTGCTTCTGACCGTTTACGATGGTCTGAGTGCTGTCCTTGATAGCGTTGTGCAAGTCGCAAGTCTGACGCTGTGTCTCGTATGCAACATTAGAAAATCCACGCTCCTGACCGACAGCCACGTTGTTGATGGCGTTTGTCAAAGCACCTGTCTGCTGACACATTGCCAACTTTACATTACCATCCATAGCGGTGATGGCGTTGTTTGTCTTGCAGCAACACTCAGCCAACTGTGTAGCGATAGCGTTATTGCCCTGCATCAGAGCTGCGATAATCTGGTTGGTGTTCATTCCCATCTGACTGCCGATGTTGCATACTTGCTGACCCAAGCTGTTAATAGCAGCCATAACAGCGTCGCTCGAAGTGTTGAGGGCTGTAGCCAAACTCTGAACATCATAACCATTGCGCTGAACAGCTTGCATGATAACAGCTGTGTTAGCATCGTTGTTAATCATTGGCACAACTCCGCCCTGACCGTTAGGCATCATGCCGCCGCCAAAACCGCCGCCAAAGAAGTTACCTCTGCCCATGATAATAAAAAGGAGCAAGATTGCGAACAAATTATCTCCCCAACCATTGCTCTTACCGTTGCAGAGGGCAAACAAACTTGGGTCTATGCCCTGCTTTTGCATGAGCGCCGGAAGCATAGCAAGAATGCTATTAAGACCGCCACCGCCACCTGCGCCAGTGCCATTCTCACCGAACACATAAGTTTTACTCTCCATAATAACTGTTTTTTTCTGTTTTACTTAATAGATTTACTAACACTATTCTGTAACGTTACAGGCACAAAATTAGCGTGTTACGGCAAATAAAGCCATAACACGCTCACATTTTTTATTATTCTCTGAAATTCAGTTGTTTACGTTGATAATATATACTATCATTTCTTATGCTTTTTTCTTATAAATGGTAGTATATCCCATTTCTTCCACCATCTAACATGACCTCCTACGTCTTGCTGTCCGTTTGGAATATCACCTCTTTTTACCATTCTGTTGAGTGTAGCTTCACTGACACCAAGCTTACGTTGTACTTCTTCTTTAGACATCATAGGATTCATCAGATTCGGAAGATAGTCTTCGCATAATTCTTCTATATCTTCATCTGACATTCCACAAGCTGTTACCTTTTCTCCATTCTTCTGTTGTTCCCATGCCTTCATACAGCTCTCATACAGAGATTTCAGAATGAGAGCCAAGGTGTAATAGTTGAATACTTTTCTTTTCATAGCCATTTTGCTTTAGAAGAAAATCCTTTTACCTATTCTTGTTCTTGTTAAGAACCAATCTATTACCCAGTACAAGTAAAATACTCCTGTCATTACTATTACAGACATACATGACATTACCATTTCTTTAGTGGTATACCAAGACCAATAAGTGAGATGTATAGCATTTACCCCGAAGTAATAAAAGAACGGAATCCTATATACCCAACACAGCCAGAAGAATCTACTGAACAGTATGAGCACAAGTGGTAATACATACAGTAACACATATATAAATGCGTAGCTTGGCCAGTGTTCGGAATGCACGATAAACATTTCTCTCGGATTCTTTGAGAAATCCAACATGGCAAAACTATGCCACACCATTATACATATAGGTAGCCATTTAGTTGTCCACTTGATGAATTTCAACAATCTTCTTGAATAGCTGTTACCACTCATTATTAACAGCGAGATAACCTCGCTCACGTCCATTCCGTCTAAAACAGAAAGGAGTGCCTTTTTCTTTTCTTCTGTCATAATCGTTTAGTCTAAAATCTGATATTGTGCAAATATAGCAAAAATTATCAGAATGCAGTTAATTTAACTGTTAATTTCTCAAATTGTTAGTGCATACTTGATTTGTGTGATAAAATGCCACACAAGAGAGGTCTATTATTGCAATTTGAAAATAAAAGCCTTGCCTATCTATCACAGACAAGCAAGGCGCATCCCAAAACAATCTGTTACCTTATTAAAAAGACAAACCTAACTATTTCTTTTTTCGTATTGCATATAGCAACAATGATACAATACTAACTATTAGTCCTATAGTTACAGCACGTCCTACTTCGATGCACCAACGCTCCCATAAGTTGTAAGTGGGAGTTTGTGTTGTGTATGCAGGAGGTGGCTTGTATGTCTTATCTAATGAGTCGGCTTTCATAGTCAACAGAGCAAAGTATCTGCCCTTAATGTCTTCGAGCGAATCACGCAAGATTCTCTCCGTGCTTGTCTGTATTGAGTTTTCCTTCCAATGCCAAGCTTCACGTTTTTTGACGTTACCCTGCTCGTCTACAACTGTCGCAACAGAGTCCTTGATGGACGAAAACTGCTTGCTAACGTTATCCACAATGTTTTCAACAAATCTGTTGCTCCACATGCTGTCTGCCTTGAAAACAGTGTCCGTTCTCACGGTTGTACGTTCGTAGACCATCGGCTTGCTCGTAGTGCAGCTACACAGAGCAATAATTAACGGCAGCAAAAGTGCCAACATTAGGAGTATTGACTTGCTCCAAAAATAATCTTTCTTTGTTTCCATATTATTCTAATTTATTGTTTGTATCGTTTCCTTCCAAGACTTCCTCAACAGCTTCGCCTACATCTGCATCCTTTTTTTTGATGATTGCAATGATAAGTCTTTTGACAGAGAATTTGTTCTTCACGCCGTGAAGCGCACACACATGCCCGACAATCGAGTCCACCTCCCATACACACCCAAAGCCAAGTCCTACCGCCGCCGTCACCACATGATTCGTCCATCCCAACGGCTCGAAGATAGCAAGGCCGAGCACCGAACCTAATATAAGGTAGGTGATATAGTCCACCGCCTTGTTGCACGTTCGCCGTCCCGCTCTCGAAAAGCGGAAATGCTCATGTTTATGCAGACTCTCGCTCACGCCGAACCAGAAGTCCGCCACTATCAGCACCACTATCAGCACCAACATCCATCTTAGGTCGAAGAGCGCAGACAGCGCCTCCCCTCCCATTGTCCCCAAAACGACGGCCTTACCCGTACTTGTAGTCAAGTTATTAACCATCCAATCAATCTTTTTTACATTAACAAAAATCCCAAACAAAAGAATAATCCTTCCTAAAAACCAAGCAGCCCCTCAGAGAGGCCCAGAAAGGTTTAGCAGCCCAGCCTCCAAGCCTCCCTGCATGCTCAGCAGCTCAGTCCAGCCTCCTTCATCGCCTTTCTCACCGTCCCAAACATCTTCACCATCGTCTCCACGTAGTTCGGAGCCGTCGCATACTTCTTCCTTCCATCCTGTATCTTCTTCACGTAGTTCTCAGGACTCATACGGTACGCCCATGCTTCAGGCCACGATTTCTTCAGCACAGCGGCATGGTCTCTCAGTGCCTCGCCAAGAGTGGCGTAGTTTCTGAACAGCCGCTTGCAAGTATACTTATACAGACCCTTGCCAGCCACATGTTCTATCTTCACCACCTTTTCCGGCGCCGTGAACCTCACCGTCTTCGTCCTGAAGTATTCATGCGTTGTGACAAGCAGACATTTCTCCACAGGCCATCCACCTCTCGTTATACCAAATACATTATACTTGCCGATAGCGCTCTTGCCCCATCCGCTTTCCAGTGCCGCCTGAGCAATGATAAACACGGGCGAAATGTCCGCATTATAAGCCGCAGGAGCCATCCATTTACAAAAATCTTTAGGTGTCATCTTCTTATTTATTATTTGTCAGTTATTATTTATTATTTGCGCCCATTAAGCAGCGGCACAGATAGGCTTAGAAAGGCTCAGTGAGACTCATAGTTCATTGCCAAATCCCTTTTTAAGAGTTCATTATTCCTGCCGTCTTCAATGCTTTTATAATAGCGTTTACTTTGTTTATTACGGTTGTTAAGGATGCTGAGGAAGACAATTCTGCCTGCGCCGGCATTTTACCTGTCGGTATATTGTCAAGATTATACTCCTCTTCTTTTGTTCCTGTCAATGTGAAATACCAGCTTGGAGTCCCTTGGGCTGTTCCGCCGGAAGCGAAGCAAACCTTCGGTAAGGAATTCGATAATGAAAGCACACCTTTTATGTCGCCTATGCCGAAAGCAAGACCGCTTGCGTATTTCTGGGCGTACCATGCGGGGGCGTTATTGGCACCTTTGATGACCTTGAGCCATGTGCCTTTTGCATAGTCTGCACTTATAGCACTCCAGCCACCTGTGGTGGCATCCTTCAATGTGACGCTTACGTTGTTAAGGGATGTGATGTTGTGGCTGTGTGTTGTCGAAGCCTTGCCGTTGAGAGCCGTATAGACAACCTTGTTCTGCACCGGGTTGGTGGATGTACTGCTGAGAGCCGAGTCAACCGTTATGTTATTGTTGGTTGTTGCAAATGTCGTATTGCGCTTAAAGGTTAGCTTGTTGCCATCTATCGTGACATCAGTGATGGCGTTTCCGCTACCTATTGTCTCTACCTTGTTGAAATAGGACGAAAGCATTGTCTTAAGCTTCGTCACAAGGTGGGAGAGTCCTTTATCGTCAAGATATGCCATAGTAGAAAATTGAGCCACGCCCACCAATAAGGTGAGCGTAGCGATGAATTAAAAATTAGAACAATGATTCGATGTAGGTCTCGTCTATCCTGCCGTTGATAAGGACAAGACCGCCTGACGTTGCGTCAAGCATATACAGGCTTGTGCCCATTGAGTAAATCTTTCCTGCTGTAGGCTTGGTCAGTCCGCCGGAAAGAGTGCCATACATGTTTCCGCCACTAAGCGCACTATACTGTGTCGAGCCGACAACCTCAACAAAACAGTTCTTGGTTGTGTTGAACATTATCTTTCCTCGTGTCGCAGAACCTCCCATGGTGGTTTCTCCAGATGTCATTCCGCCGAACTCAACCACGCCGTATGCGGATGTGGGGATAGCACCCTCCTTGACAAGCATGGTTTTGCTGTCGTAGACACCGTACACATCATCAAGTCTCTTCCAATCATCTGCTGAAATGAGACCGTGGAAACCTTCCGAAGCATCCCACAGGTGGCTGTCCTTGACGTGTCCGTCACCGTCAAGAGCGGCTACACCGTTATTTGCACCCTTCTGGCTTAAGGGTATCTGCGCCTCGTTTGTTACGTTGCCAAGACCTACCTGTGCTTTGTTTACTTTGTGCGGATTCTCCTTGTTGTTGATGTGGGTGTTAAGATTGGTCTGAACATCATTTATCGCTTTGTTGACAACCTTGTTCTGCACCGGATTGGTCGATGATGTAGAGAGTGCTGCATCCACGATAATTGATGTCTGCGCCTCACCCAATTTTTCCCACTTTGATGCGTCGTATGCTGCCGTTGTGTCACCAGTATAAATATACTCCGCATAGACATTCTTTTCAGCTGTGCTTGAAGCAAGCTTCAAGTAAATCTTCGTGGCATCAATGTTTGATGTAGGAAAGTCAGTGACAACCTTGTAGAGTGACAGGTCTATTTTGATGTTACCAGAACCCACGACGCTCTCACCGTTAATTGTCTTCATTGCCGGCATCTGTGCCGCTGTAAGTTTGCCGTCAGTGCCGAGAGTTGCCACGCCATTTGCCTTACCCTTCTCCGATGCGGGTATCTGCTTAACGTTGTCCACGTTAGCCAGGCCCACATCAGCCTTTGCAATCACTGGGTTAGTAGAAATCTTTTTGCCGTTGATGGTATAGCCATCTACAGCTGTCTTCACTGCTGCGGAAGAATGATCCGCATACTCTTTGGTCTTAAAAACGAGTTTTGACAGACCTTTCTCGTCTAAATACTTTGCCATAATTCTTAAAAAAATTAATTAATAAAACATTGATATATAGATTGTAAAAAATCTCATTGTAATGCTATATGCTCTCGTTAAAGGCATCATCAATGCCCTTTAGGTCTATTGCTTCTGTTTTAACTTCTTCCAACGTCTCAACACGTGGTTTCAGTTCCTTCATTTCCGAATTCAAAGAGTCAACATCTTTACGCACTTCCTTGAAAGCCTTTGTTACAGACGCATTGGCGATGGCGTTGTATGACTCCTCGTTTAATTCCACATCTATTGTCACTTGCGCTGCTCCACCAAGACCTATTTCCGACTCTATGAGAGCCGTGACGGTTTCTACTTGCGAACCGACACAATCATTTTTAGTCTCCATAACAGAACTGTCCTGCTGTGCCACAAGCTGCCATACGTCAATTTTATCTACAGTGTTCATGCCTCGTTCGCCGTCGTTCTCAACTAATGTGAGGGTGTACGCTCCAAGGTAATGCTGCGTAGAGCCGTAGCATGTGCCAGCGATGATACCGCCTGGTTCTGTATGCCAGTCAATATCACAATGACGACCATACGTATTACGCAGTAGAACCTTGACAGTTTTCCCCTCAAAGCTTTCTGCCTCTCCGCCACGTTTGACAGTCCATCGGAAGTTAATGTCATTGCCTATACGTATCTTTTTCATATCTTAATATTTTATATTTTTACACAATATCCATTCCATACTATTTTATAGTTCTTTACCGATGTGTACTCGAACTCGCAAGTCAACACAGCCATGTAGCCCGTTTCTATCCAACGTTCACCGTCCCCCTCCTTGGTTTGCTCTTGCCTTACAATATCTTTCCGCCGTCAATGTGCCACGCCACAGTTTCCTTGCCGTTCATCTGATAACTGCCGAGCATGCAAATCAAGTGCGTAAAGTGGCCCGGCGCCAATCCATAAGAGTTGAAGCCTGCCGGTATCTCTCCGAGCGGGCCTTTATAACAATTTCCCGATATTCCTATCATCTTTCCGCTGTTGTTATATAGACTTATCTGACATCCTACGAGACTTCTTACAAAGTCTTTCTCGGCATCAGTCGAGCCTTCGCGGATAGCTGGCGTATAAATCATAAATGAGTTACCGCCGAGGCCGTAGTTATCGAGGCTTCCCTGAGCGAAATTCACCCAGTTTCCGCCTTCGTTCCAAAAACGCTCGGACAGCTCATATCCAATTTCAGTTTCTTCGACGTACAGTCCGATGTTTTCCTTTGTGATGTTTGTCACCTTCCTTCGCAGCGTGCCGTACAGCGAGAGATTACCCGTTACTATCGTGTTCTTGGCATCGAGTGTTATCTTGCCGTTCTCGATGTCTATGCCTGTTGCCACAATAGCATCGTCTATGGTTACGTCGTAAGGCGAGAGGCTCCAGCCTTGATATGTCTCGCCTTCTTCCAGCATCGGACGACACAGGTCTATCGCTCCGTTCTTTCTCACGCTTGTCTCTATCAGCAGTCGGTTACATGCTGCCGGCACGCTCACCGCCACCTTATGCAGCACCCACACGTTCAGCGTCTGACTGTCTGGGAACGTGATACGTGCCACCTCCGTGCCCGTCACGTTGTTGTTGTATGTCTTGATAGCCACGTAGCTGCCGTTGTCAGGCTTCACGTTCATTTTCATCCATACGCTGAACGTGTATTTTGTCTGCGGCTTCACGCGCACGTCCTTGAAGTACAGGCCCGTCCAAGAGTTTGTCGTGGCTCCGCTACAGTAACATTGCGCGTAGTTAGTACCACCCACACCCTGCGGCATTATCGTCACGTTCTCCGTGCCGTTGATGGGTGTTATTTCGTCATATTCCCTCAGCGCCGAACCCACGATGCAGTTACGCGCCATGTTCACCGTTTCCTCCGTCACCTTCAGCGATATTTCACGCGCCGTCTGCTCAATGGTCGAGGTGTATTTCGTCAGTTCGTCCTGCGTCTTGATAGGGATGCCGTTCACGTCCGTTTCTACAGCTCCCACGCGGTTAGTCAGCTCCGTATAGTCCGTCCGCAGCTTCTTGTTGTCTGCCGATATAGTGCCCGTAAACTTCGCCACGTTCACCATAAACGCTATCTGCTGAGAGTACAGCGTACCTCCGATAGCCATATACACGATTACATATCCGCTCGTCACGCTTACCCCGAGCGTGCTGTCCTTGTTTATCGACGCCCCCGATATCGTCACGTCTATGCCGTCCTCCTGCTTCGTAAGCGTCGGTTTGCCGCATCCTACATTGCTGTTGCTTGGAAAGAGATTGCTCACCTCAGACACGATGTTCTTGCCTGACCTCATTACCTGTATCTGTGCCGTCTTGCTCGCCGATGAAGGCACCACGCCGTTCTCGTCAGTGTCAAACACAAGAGGGGCGTTTTTCAGAATAAACTCCACAGCGTCCGTGCCGTTTGCTCCGGGGTTTCCCTTTGCGCCGTCCTTGCCTTTATAGGCGATGGCGTACGACACCGTTGTATGCTCGCCTTCCGAGTCCTTGTAGGTCACCGTCGTCCTCGTCCAGAGGTAAGGCTTCGCGTCGGTTGCGGCGATGATGGCCGACTGCCATTCCGTAGGGGTTATCGTAGCGCTGTCCGATATGGCGTACATCACGCTCATGTCCGATATCACCACACCCTCGCCCTTCACGCTGCCGATGTCCAGCCAGTAAGTGCCCGTGTTCGTCCATAATATTTCGCCTATCTTATACGAGTCGCCGTCGTTTGAGTCACACACGATATACTTGCCGTTCTTCCATTGCACCACGCAGGGCTTCTTTCCGCCGCCTTCCATGCCCGTTGTATCGTCCACAAGGTACAGACCGCCGTCCGTAGGCGTTATCTGCTGTAGCTCCGTGTATGTCTTTGCATGAGCAAGAGCGTAACCGAGCACCTTAAAGCTTGTGCCCGTATCACCCTTCGCACCGTCGGAGAGGACAGGCAGCGTCAGCATTACGGTGCTGTTGTTCGCATTGACCGTTGCCCTTACCGTCACTGAAGCGAGGAGATAGAAGCTCACGCCGATGTCAGATAGGCGGTTTATCGCCACGCCGCTCTTGCTCGCGCCCTCCATAGTCGTATAGTCCGCCTTAAGCGCATATCCGTCCTTCATATCCTCTGTCACGTTGCCCGTGCGCTTACGCAGCGTGAAGGTAATGTCGTTCGGGGTCGCCGTCTGTGAGTTCGGCTTGCGGATGATATATTCCGAGGATGGTACAAGATCGTACGTCACCGTCACAGGGTCGATTACCTTTCCAGGGTCGTCGTCGGTGAAGAACTTGAAGTTCTTGGCGTTCTTGAGCACAAGAAGAGGGGAATCTAACGAGGTCAGCGTCTTCCATTGGTACGGATTCACCGTGTCTCCAGTCTTGTAAGGCGCACCCATAGCGTTATACATTGACAATGCCGGAGCATTTCCGTTGTCGCTTCCGTCCTCCGTAGATGTCGTCAGCTTTATGAGGTTGCCGAAGCGGTTCCACTGTATCTGGTCTCCAGCTTGTACTATCACGTCGTAGGGCTGCGGCGCGTCAGGCTCTCCTCCGTCTGCCGCTGGCTCGTAGCCGAAGAACATGCGGTTTGCTATGGTGTTGTTGCCGTCGTCATTTGTCTTGCCCTCCTGCTCCTCGAACACCGCCGCTAAGCTCTGTCCCTGCACGCAAGCCTCACTGCCCATGAACGTCCGCTTGTTTGACAGTATCACGTAGTCATACAGCTTGCCGTCCTCTAACGTCTCCTGTCCGACACCCACCACAAGGCGCCAGTAGTAGCGGTTCTGAAGATTCTCCGTCTCGCCCACCTTCACGTTGAACGTCTGACACAGCGCCATCATGCCCGTGTGCCACCAGTTTGCCGTCTTCGTAGTGCCGTCGTCAGCGGCAGCGTAGCATTTGTAGCCCACCACCGCGCTCTTGTCGTCCACGATGTGCGCCACCTTCATTATCGTGCTGCCCGCGTTCGAGAAGAGCGTAGTGCCGCCCGAATAGCTCACCTTTCTCACCTCCGCGCTTGCCGCAAAGAATTTCGTCCTTGTCGTCAGGTAGTCAATGTAGAGGTGACTCTTGCCGTCCTTGCCCATATAGAGGTCAAAGCCCTTGCCGCCAACAATGGTTCGGTCCGCGTCCGTAGCTTCAGCGTTGCGCACGCTCTCCACCACACAGCTGCTCAGCGTAGCAGCTCCCTCGCCCGTCACGCCATACCCGTCCTCCGTCCTGCCGACGGTAAGACCGCGAAGGAAGCGGATAACCTCCTGCGCTGTGTCGGGGTTTTTCTTGGAAAGAAAATACCGTAAGCCATATTTGGCCACAATATCATTTATTTGTGCTACAGTATATCCATTACTTGTATTATTTCCACTCGTAATAATTGATTGCACATCCTCTTTTAGCTGTGTTATTGTGCCTTTTATTGTCTGATTACCAATTGTAATTTCCTGAATAAAATCAAAATCAATGTTAGTTGATAATTTTAATATTCGCGTGTTGAGTTTGTACCCTTGTCCGTCATTATACATTACGTTTTGTCCAATTTGCAGGTGTGGATTTTTACGCTCAAAAACCTGTGGGTAGGATTTGAATGTATAATTGTTCAAATCGGACATTAATCGTATTATCTCTGCTTTTGCTTTGCTCAATAACCTTGTTTGCGCATCTGTCTTATACACGTCAGACATAGCTATATTATATAATACAGTTATGTTACACTTTAATGATGGCAATGATTCTCCATGCGGTATAAGTGACTCGTCGGCATTCGTTGGTACAATGATGTTATTATCTTGTTGATAAATAATTTCGTAATCTCCTGCAAGAATGTTGAATTTATTTGTTGATACATCATCGGAGTCATGGTTGGACGAACTGTTTTTATGATAATTAAGTTCAAAACCTACGTATTCCCCATTAGTTCCACGTCCTGCCAAAGGTGTAGATAACGCATTTGCATTCAAGTTTGGCTCAAACGAGCATGACGGAGTTTTTCCGGCAATAATCAAATCGTCGGAAATTTCAAAATCATACCAATAATGCGTTGTACCATTGTCATTAGTGGTATTGACTGGTGTCTTACCTTCCTCTTTTTTTGTCGTACAATAAGCAAGTCGCATATACCATACGGTGAAAGTTTTGTATGTTGCAACAGAACCGTCTGCATTGTACGTAAGCGGTATCTTCTGATTTGTAGTACTGTCTAATACATATTTCTTGCGACCTCGTACATTATACACGTATGTATTCAGTGAAGGGAAAACGTCAGAAAAATTCAGCACCTTGGTAAATAAAGGTTCTGTTTGTTTGTCTTGTCTGAGGTCTATCGTTGAGAAACTATCAATGTCGTATTTGTAATTTTTGCCGTTAACAGCAATAGATCCATTTCCTGCTTCTAATTGCAGACGTATATCGCTGGACGAGATATTTTCTCCTTTACTGTTTGTTTGTGTTATATTGCGAGTGCCGCCAAAAACCGTGAAAGCATTATAATAATTCTCTTTGCTCTCAGATATTGACGGTACACCGATATTTTCCCCAACTACTAAATTCAATGGCGTATCACCAATCACAACTTTGCCAAAATATATAATTTCGTTGTCGTAATCAATATGATATTCACAGTTTTCACCCACGGCATTGGCAATAGATGTTAATGCAGACAAAACGTCATTGTCTGTAAAAGACACATTTATTGCATTTGGCAATGTATTTGTTGTCTGAGCTTTCCATCCGCAATTACCAAATTTAAGGTCGTTATTAAGAAAATCACAGATTTTCCCTATCAATGTAGACAGCACACCAACGAAGCTCCAGTTTGTCTGTTTTATAACCTCATTTTGAGAGTTTTTAGTCGTTATGTAGAATGGTTTTTTACCTAACGCCATTTTCGGGTGCTGAAATTCAGGCGTGTACTTCCACGACATTTCACTTGATTGTGTTGGCTCGTATGGCTCAAGCAAAAGAAATTGACGTGTAACTGTGCGTACATCGTCAATATAATATGTGTATTCAATATATGCGCCAACAGGCAATACAACTTTGACGGCAGCATTGAACGAAAGAGAAATGTAATCAGATTCAGACAATTCCTCTTCACGTTTTGCTTCCTTTGTTACAGGCACTTGCATCAGCACACTGCCGTCTATGTTGTATATATTAATCATAACGTTTCTCTATCGTTTGGGTTGTTTTCTGTTAATCCGAGTGTAAAGTTACCTTTTTTCAATCCATAGTCTCCATATTTGGAACATTGTGTGTAAACAACTTTGAAGACACGTTTTAGACATGGTACTTTTAGACAAATCTCCCCATTATAGGCTATCTTGGATAAGAACTTTTCATATTTTTCGAGATAGTCATTTTCTGTTGTGCCCTCAAGAAGAAAAGAAATACTCAAATTGCGTTTGTCTTTCTTTGCATATTTTGCAGATGCTATAATAGCCGTTCCATGTTCTAAGCGGCTGTCATTTGTTACAAAACTTTTTACTGGAGCAGGGGTTAGCAAGGCTTCTCGCCAACCCCTTGTAAGAGTCACCCCAAATGTATCAATGTCAACATAAGCATTATCTTGCTCGTTGACTAATTTTATAAAAGCTTGATTTCTCATGTTAATACCTGTCTTTCATAATTTTATACATACTTGCAATGTCCTCACGAATAAGGATTATAGGAGCTGTATTTTTTACTATCTGCTGTAGCTGCCCCAATCCTTCGTATTGTATATCTCGCATTTCTGACATGTTAGCTGCTATGGTTTCTGCATAGTTGCGCATGACGCTTATGTCAACGCTTATTTGTGTACGCGTTGCATTACCCAACTCAACCGCACTTTGTATAGCATAACCGATACCAACAAGACTGCTTGCTTGGTCTGCTGTAATTGCTTCAATTCCCTTTTCAGTTGCCGTCTGCTGCGATTGTGAGGCGTAGCCCGTAATCTGCGCCCAATAATCTCTTTCTTCAATGCCTTTCTGTACTATCTTGTCATATTCCTCCTTAAATTTATTAATATCGTCTTCTGAAAGCTGTCCTTCCTGCATCTTGCTTCCCCATTTCTCATACAATCCTTTAAGGTCTGTATTAATCAAGTTTTCCAAGCCATATCGAAGAACCGCTTTTTGCATCATTTCAGCAAAGTTTTCTGAAAAATACTCTGCCGTGCTTTGCATGTCCATAAGCTTGGAGATAAAGTCGTCCCTCATGGAAGAGAAAGATATTTGTGTCAAACTCTCGTTTATCTGGTCTGTGAGGTCTTGCAATTTGTCGGCTTGGTCGATATAATCATCCAATTTATCGGCAAGTCTGTCTCCATAACCGCCCTTGCCTGTGTCTTTGATTTTTTCCCAAATGTCAATCGCACCACCACGGAGTTTCTTCATTTCCTCGGGTGTCAAGTCCCAAATATTACCGCTAAAATTCTCATTGCCAGTTATTTTTTTTATTCGTTCGATCTCCTCATCATTGAAGCCATTCCAATAATAATTCCAAGAGTGATGAGCACCGTGATAGCCAGCTTGCTCTTGCGCTATCTTTTTGTAATTCTCATTTTGCTCTTCTTGGAGTTTGTAAGCCTCTTTGTACGCTTCCACAGACTTTTCCCCACTTGAATTCTTCATCGTGTCGTTCAAGTCCTCTATTGATTGTTGCAGGCTCTCGTTTCTGTCTGATAGTTTATTAATTGCTTTTTCTACCTTTTCGGCATTTGAATTTGTAAACCATGAGGATATACCCTTAGAAGACAATGCTCCAAAGGATAGAATACTTCCGATGTTACCAGTAATAGTGTCAAGAATATTACCGATTCCTTTTATTTGTGCAGTTGTAATCTGTTTAATAATATCTCCGCTCAAGATGTTGTCAAGCAAACCATTAACAGCACTTAGTACAGAGTCAATTAAGCCTCCGACTATTCCGCCTATTCCTTGCTCTGCGATTACATCTAACAAATTAAGAACCGCTCCGATAATCATAGACACCAAGTCCGTTTTACCTTCAAATGCTTTGCCGAGCAGTTTTCCTATAGTGTCCGTAACTGCCTGTGTTGCCTTACCACCATTAACCTTTTTGTCAAAATCCACGAATGAATCCCAAACATTCGAAATTGAGCCGCTTTTCATATTCTGAAGAAGCGCATCAAGTGAGTTCAAAGTACTGCTAAGTTTCTGCGCTGAATCGGTAACATTGCTTTGTGCTCCTACAAGGTCGGCATCAGCATTTGCTAATGCTTGCCTGTTGCTGTCGTTCTTTTTCTGTGCAATATCGAGATTTCCTGTTGCGTCAAGTATTTGTATTTCGTTGCCGCTCTTCATCGCCTTTTCATAGGCTTCTTGTGCTTCTGCTAACTTCTTACTTGATTCGTTGAGCTTTTCCTCTGCTTTATTTCTTTTCTCTAATTTCTGATTGTAGTCGTTAATCTGTTTGCCAAGTTGTGAAAAATTAATATCTCCCCATTTGCTTGTGCCGTACTGATTAGACAACTCATTCATACGAGAAAGAAAGTCTTTTTGTTCTGAAAGTGACTTTGCTTTAAAAGTGTCAGTTTTAGAAAAGTCCTTCATTGTTTTCAAAATTTCGGTCATTTGGTCTTCGAGTATTACGCCAAATTCGCCGAATACTTTTGCATAGTCTATTTTGCTTTCTATCTCGTTAGCTCTAACAGTTCCGACTTGCTTCGCTTTTTCTGCCTGCAAGGTTTTTACCTTGTAGGTGTCACCCTGTGCTTCCGCTTCCTTTATTTTTGCATCGTATTCCTTAGCGATTGCAAGCTGCTGCTCCTTGAAAGTGCCGTATTCCTTCAGATAGTCATAAAGGCTTTGTGTCTTCTTTTTTAATTGCGCCAAGTCATAAGCATTCTCCTGTGCTTCCAAGGCTTCGTATTTCGCATTGATAAGTGCCTTCTGGTCGCTTGTGAGTGTTACTTTTTTATGCAAACCACTTGCATAGAAACCCTCCTTATTTTTGTTTTCTGGGTTCTTGTCGTATGCTTGTTTTGCTGCTGCGATATTTGCGTTTAAAAGGTTCTTTTGCTCCTCTTTTATTGCGTGCTTCTGTTTCTCGTAATCGAGTTTGTGCTGAGCCACTTCCTTCTCGCTTGCGCTTTCAAGTCGTAATAGGCCTGCCTCTTTTTCTGCGATATACAAGTCCCATTTTGTTTTCTCGCTTGCTGCAAGGTCTTTTGCTTCCCGTTCAGCCTCCTCTTCGCGGAATTTGCGCCGCTGGTCGGCAGTCTTATCCTTTGGAACATAATTATTACCCCCAAGGTCTGTGTTAGAATTTATAGGCTTTTGAAGCAATGAAACCGTTGCATTCCGTTGATTGTGTGAGAAATCATTGAACATCTGAGGAGTAAACTCCGAGAACTTAGAACGATTCTTGTTGTAGTATTTTAGCATGAAATTACTTGCACTATTAGCATAGGCGTTGGCACTTGCGTTTTTCCATGCTTTCTGTGCATTTTTCAAACCTTGCTGATAAATTTTCTTTAATCTATCTCTTTGCTTTCGATACAACTTTAATCCCTCTTCTCTACCAATATTGTATTGTTGCCTTGCTCCCATGTTAGCAACGGTAGATTCCTGAAAATTAGCAGTCCAACCACCTGTAACGGATTCGGTATATTGCATACCACTCTTTGCGCCTTTATGGTTCTTATCGAAATTTTTTAGATAGTTCAGCTCGTCGGCCGTTTTTTGTGCTCCTCCAATAATCTTGGTAAAAAACTTCAATATATTTGTCAGAGTTGGTGTGAGGTTTGCATTGATTGAAGTTAAGAACCCGTCCCACGCATTCTGCAATTTAGCGACATTTACCGATGCACGAGCGTTTATGTCGTTCAAAAGTTCTTGCTTGGCAGTATTATTACCAATACCTTTGTTGTACTGGGCAATAGCATTAGCATTTTTTATAAAATACAAAGCAACACTGCGCTGACGAGCCATAAAGTTATTTTCTACGTGTTCTCCTCTGTCGTAAGCTTCCTTTAGGTTCTGCAAAGCTGTAATCATTCCGACAACGGAAGGATTGTATTTGTCTTGCATCTTACTCATACTCATAAGGAGCATAGAGAATTTTGATGCTGCTTTTTGTGCACCGCCAAATTGATTACTTGAATAGCCGATGAGAGTAGCCATTTCTTTAAAAGAAACACCATAAAGAGCAGCCGATGAACCAGCACTGGATATAGCATCCGCCATTTCACCGAAGTTACTTGTTGAGTTGTGGGAGGCGGTTGCAATCACACTTGATGCTTCCGTAGATTCCTGTGCTGTCATGTGATATTCAGAAGCAAGGTTTGAGAGAAACTTTGCTCCTTCTTCAGATGTTTTTCCTGCCAATGCACCAAACTCATTAGAGCTTTTAATCATTGTGGTAATAGCCTCAGATGAATCTCTAAGACTATCCCAGACCTTTACGAATTGAGCTGCCGCTTTAGCCATGTCAGACACGGATTTGCCTGTTTCATCTGACAGCGCAATTATATTCTGTTTGACTTCTTGTAAAGTACCATCATTAAGATAGTGCGACAAAGGCTGTAACGCATTTCTAAATTCTTCAGCACGGATAGTCAATTCGTAAATACCCTTTCCTAATGCTCCCAGTGCTGCTCCCCATATGCCAATTTTGCCAAAGATGGAGAATAGTCCGGAAAAATCTCCTTTTAGAGCTCCGCCAAGCACACTTTTAAACTTTGAGAAAATACCACCGGCTTTCTTTGCTGCATCATCAGCAGAAGCTGCGACCTCTTTTGTCTCCTCTTTAGTCTTCTTAGCTCCTTTTGCTGCTTCCTCGTAAGAAGTACCGAGCTGTTTAAGCACATCGCGTCCTTCTGATATGTGCTTATTTAGCTCCTTTTGCTCTTCAAGGTTTTTTTTAGCGTTCTCAGTATCTCCAGCCCCTTTGTAGGTAGCATACTCAGCTTTAAGTTGTTTGAGTTCTTGATAATCCAGTTTTAAAGCCTCAGTAACTCCTTCGATAGTTGCTTTCTCTCCGTTAAAATATATATCAGAAGCATTCTTTGCCTCTTCTGTAGCTTGCCTTAGATTTTGAGTTGCATCTGTTTGTTCATTTATAGCTCGTTGAGCCTTTAAATGACTACTTTCAAGATTATCAAGACTTTGATTTAAAGAAGACAGCTCACTACGATATTCCTTGATATTATCAGTTGCTTCCTTAACACCTTCATTATACGCTTTCTGTACTTCATGTGTTGCTACTCCATTGTTCGCATCTTGTGAATTGGCGTATGCATCGGCAAGTTCTTTTATTTTTTGCTTTTCTTCTTCAATTTTCTGCACAAGAGATTCACGAACATCCAAGCCACTCTTCTTGCTATTGATATACTCCTCTTCATCAGAGCGACCTTCGGCAAGGCGTTTCGCAACAGCGTCAATCGCCTCGGCTTCCATTTGAGTGGTATAAACGTAGTCTTTCCCTGATTCTGTAAGATGTAATTTAGCCAGAGTGTTTTCTTGTGTTTCTCTCGTCTCTTCGGCAATCTTAGTCGAATTCTCACCATGCGCCACTGCTTCCGTCGCAACGGCTGCTGCCGCTCCAACGTGAGCGGTCGCATTTGCGCCAGTTGCTGCCGTTGAGATGGAACGTCCTGCATTCAGGGTGTCAATAGCAGCATTGAGAGTACCAACATACTGCTGAGTATTGCCGAATGTACCCAACATTGATAAATATTCATCGTTTAGTTTCTCTACTAAGCTCTGCTGAGACTTCAACTGCTCATTAATCTCATTCCATTTCTGAGAGCCTTCGGTTGTTTCCGATAATCTTTTTTTGAGCTTGTCGATGGTTGTCTCCGCTGTCTGAGCCTCCGCTGCAAGTTTCTTTAATGATTCGGGCGTATCAGCAAGCGATTTGTTAATTTCTTCGATACCTTGCTTTAAGGTCTGCACGGATAGCTTTGTCTTCTCGCTATCAGAAGCCGAACTTTGAGCAATATCATTCAAGGCCTTAGTCATCTTAGAGCTGACTTCATCCGTCTTTACTCCAAGTAAATTCAGGTCATTTATCAACTTATCAAAAGACTGCTGAATGTCAGAAATATCCAACTGTCCACTTATGCCAAGTATTTCGTCTGCTGCCATATTTTATATATATTATCCCATCATATCCATAAAAAAGTCCGAAGCGTGTACAGACTTGTTAATTGGTTGACGGTTAGTTGTGTTACCTGTATTCATGTTAACATCATTATCGCTGCCCTTGTCGTTATCCCATGTAGGAATGGAACGATTAAGGAGCATAATGTTTAAGTATGAGCGATTAAATACGACCTCCTCGTAACTCATACGGAAATATTTCATCACTGCTCCGACTGCTGCCCATGGGGAATCGTTTGTGGCTCCGTCATCACTACTGCTTGGGTGAGGAAAGTTATAGAGGTTAAGAAAAAATTTGCATTAAAAGACTGGCTGATAAATTTCACAAGCTCGTTGAATGCGTAGATATCAAGATGCTTACGTATATAACGTCCCCATAGGTGTCGTTTCCACGCCTTGCGGAATGCGCACACTATAAACACCTCACACATAAGGCGTGCGTCGTGACCATGAGAGATAGTTTCGCTTATGATGTTAATCTTTTCGCCATCGTTCCATGTTGGTTTTTTTATATCGTTGGCAAAAACCGACATTTCATATATCTGCATAAGTGTAAGAGGCTTTATTTTAAAACTAAGCCAACCAACTTTTATTTTTACAGGCTTTTCCTTTAAGGTTTCTGCTGTACGTTTTTTGTCCGCTGTTTTCATAGCTATAAAAATTAAAAAGCGGTGCGGCTTGGGTTATGCCCTTACCTCACCGCTTGTGTAAAATAAAGAATCCTTTTTATTAAACGTCACCGTTTCCTTTGTCTATTTCGGTTTTAACGTCTTCGAGCATAGCCCAACGATGTCCACTAACCTTGTTGCCTTCTGCGTCAAACACAGCCATCTGACGGAACTCAATATTAAGGTTGGGCAATCCTGTCTTGCCGATAGAACCTGAACGAGTGACAGTAAGTTTCATCTTTGACCACTGAAAGACCTTTGCCGGAATATCGTCGAGCACCTTGGTTTTGATTTGTACAGCTTTGTAACATTCTGTTTCAGTTGGTTGCTCGTTATTCCATTTATTGTCGGTGGAAGTATAGCCAAGAATCGCTTTGAATACCTCAGGTGACAAGTCGTAAGTCTGTGCAGTAAAGCCTTTTGTTGCCGCTGACGAAGGAAGCACTGCATATGGGTCTTCCGAATCCTCAATCTCCACGTCATTGGTGGATGGTGCGCTGTCATTAAACGTCAACGAACCGGAAACGATAGCTCTGAACTTAAACGGGAAACTGGTAGGATAAGCACCATTTGCCGCAGGATCGGCAATGGCAAATTCGTCTATGCCATACACACCGTTTTTTCCATTTTTTGCCATATATTAGTCTTTTAAATTGTTATACGTTACGTTGAATTTTAAATTAATGTAATAAGTGTTATCGTTATCGGGTGTAGGTCGCGAATCAGAATAAAATTCAAAATACGCGCCATCAAGATATGTGTTATCTTTAAAAAATACGAGGATGTTCTTTGCTATGGTTTCCAACCTTCGTGTGTTTGGTTCGTCACTGGCTGTTCTCTTAACGTGTATATTTACATTTACAACGCCCTCGTTTATTGTATCTTGCTGAACAAAAGGCAGATGGTTAATAACGACATATTCATTTAAGCTTGATTTTTTTGGAATTTCGTATTTAAAAACCCCAAGCTCATTTATGCCGATACTTTTGCTCTCCTTTTTCAAAAGCCTGTACATTGCACATACAGCGTCATCCCCTAACATCATACGTTTTGCATATAAGTTTACAACCATAATTTGAGATAGCGACGTTTGAATGTCACAAATCCTTTTACTTCCAATTCTTTGCTGATAGTCCCATCTTTCTTGGTTATGAATACCTTATCGCCTTCGCGAGGCAGCATTTTGTATTTTGCCTTTGACAGCGGAGCAATCACCTCATACGAATAAGCATATTGCGAACCATCTGCCAATGTTATCAACCTTGCACTTGTGTTTGGGAGTATAATACACTTGCCAAAATCATAAAAACGCGTTGCACTTGCCTCAATAGGATTTCCATCCTCGTCGTAGCCACTGCCGGCATTCTCGTTGGGCATGTCAAAATTTGGATTTCCATCCTCGTCCATGTCGTAGAATTGTCCACCAATTTGTACATACCCGACATTATAGATTTTAAGCTGAATTTGCATCTTGTCCTCAAAATTCATGCTTTCTCCTCCTTACCATACTTTTGAACTTCTCAACCAATAATCATCCGAATCACTATTAAGCACAAGGTCAGCATCCAATCCGGCATCCTTGGCGATAGACTTAATCATATCGTCAATCAAGCTATTCTTAGCTTTGTAGCCTTGTGATATGCCACCCACATTCTCGCTTGAAAGCACACTCATCTTGTAAAGAATACGCATTGCAGCATAGGCTACGGGCTTTTTTACAGACACAGAATATGCATCATCAACACTTGCTGATGTGTTATATTTGTCGGCTGCGTCGATAAAAATCTTTTCTAATGCTTCGTCAGAAGTAGAAAATGGTTGAATTTCGCTTGCGATAGCTTCCGAGATTGTCATGCTGTCCTTGTCTTAATGTTACAACTTACTACATTTAGAGTTTTCCAAGACCACCTTTACTTAGTTGTCTTAAGAATATAGAGGTCGTTCAAGCCGTTAAAAACAGGCTGTGCCCACATATCGTAGTTGACATGATAGCCTGTATTGTCACGCCAGTAGCCTACGAGATTGTCATCATGAGAAGAATATGAGACGTTAGGAATAGGATCCTTTAGCTCCAATGGGTCTGAAATCTTCATCACGGCAACATTATCAGCACACTGTGCGATTACTCGGTCATCAACGATAAGGTTGACAGTAGAGCCGTCGGCGAGGGTTACAAACTGGTCTTCATCAATCTGTATTACAGGCAGCAGAACGGAACGCAGATAAGTATTTATCTGGTCTACCGTAAGCATCGGCACGGCGGGATTTAACTGTACAGTACCGAGGTTAAGCTTGAACGTGTCCTTGATTTCCTTTGCCTTGCACATCTTGTAGAATGTGTTTTCGGACATACGAAGCTTCTGAATCTTGCGACCCTTCTTCTTCGCCTCGTCCTTGAGCATCTTGATGTCGGCAATTGGAGTCGCATTTTCGTCTCCCCAATTCGTAGAAACAGTTAGCTGCTTAATGCCGAGGTCAAAGGTGTAGGACACATTTGCCTTCGCGTTGTTGGTACGAGAGACAGTCTGCTTGCCCGTGTAGAGTCCCTCGTAGTAGAGCATGTCAAGACGCTTGTGTGGCGCAATGACGGCACGTTCGTACGGACGGAAAGAATATTTGATAAGCTTATCGTACTGAGCATTGAGCTGTGCCTGTGTGTAGTTACGTCCAGCCATATCACGGTAACGACCTTCGAGCTGTTGCATCTGGTCGAGATATTCGTTGTCAAGCTCCCACTCGTCACCATAGCGACCGACAGAACCTGTCAACTGACCGAAGTCTGGCATGTGATGTACCGGTTTCGCAGCATTTTTGGCGATAACAGAACCGACCATAGCAGCAGTGTACTCCGCAAGATTAGCCTGATAAACCTTAGCTGCGCAATAGTCCACCTGCTTAATCTCGTTTTTCCACAAAGCCTTGTATGTCGAGGTCTTCATGTTCTCGTCAATATAGGTCTGAAAAGACTTCGGGTCTAATAGCTGTTTGAGAATACTATTCATACCTTTTCTATATTTTTTGTTATTGTTATCCTATTAATAATACCTGCTTGTTACTGAATCTTAAACAATGCGATACCATTGGCGTTCAAACCAGCCTTGATGTCTGCGTTGACAGGATAGGGTAGTGATGCTTCCTCGACCTCCATAACTCGGAGTGTAGGCTCAACCTGTTGCGAAGCGTCCTTGTCAAGCTCCTTTGTTGCGTAGGTAAAGCCAAGGAGCACGTCCGAATCCTTGTTGTAGTCAGTAACAATATCGTCTGCATTGATTGCAGCTTCGAGTCCTGCTGAAAGCGTCACGGTGTCGAGTGTCGCGCTTCTTGCGATAGAAGAGATTTTCTTACCGCCAATGGTGTCACCCTCTTTAAAGAGAGAACCGGGTGCGAGTTTCACTGTCTTTGTGGCAGCATCCGCTTTTTCCGTAACTTTTGCACTCTTTACAGCCACAGCCTTACCACCCGTGCCAAGCTTGACAACAGTGCCCTTGGGTAGCCATTTGAGTTCGGCTGGAAGATTGCTTTGGTCAAGGTCATAACCGCCCTGTCTTACGACGCACTGCTCTTCCCACCAAGAACCTTCCTTGATGTCGGTAGGCACACTCTTTTTGAGGTACATTCCTTTATAAGCCATACTTTACTAATTTTTAAATTTTACTTTGATTTACTTTGCAGCACCGTCGGGCTTAGGAGCATTGCGCTCGGCAAAACCCTCCATGCGCTTGATAAAATCCTGCTGCTCGGTCTGAGGTGTACTTGTTGTCGGAGCTGTAACGAATGTGCCGCTTGCAACCAAAGACTGCTTCAACGCGGTGTAATCGTTTATAATCTGCTCAACGACATTATCAAGGTTTTCCTCTTTGTCGAGCGTGTAACGAGAACGGAATACTTCCGGAACATCCTTCAGCTTTTCGTTGCCTTGCAGCAAGGTTGACAATCTTGTCTTTTCCTCTCGTTCTTTGTAAGGTGCGAGAGCGGCAGCAACGACTTCTAAAATAGCTTTCTGCTGCTCTTCTTTTGACGCGGCAATCATTTTCGCCACAGCATCCATTGTAAGCGGTGTGTCCATTGGAGAAGTCGGAGGTGTCGGAGGCGTGGGTGGTACTGGAGAGTCTGTCGGTTTTACCCATCCTTTGTACTTCGCTTCTATCTCACTGACTGCTCGGTTAAATGACGATTGCATCATGCCGACATAAGGTTCGACTGCCGTAATAGCTTTGGTAACGTCCTCGTCTGTTGACTCATCTGTTAGGCCACGACCTGCGATAATCTGGTCTACCAGCTTTGAAAGTTCATCCTTCTTCAAACCGTACTTCGCGAATGACGTTTTGCAAGAAGCAAGCACTTTTTCTTTTATTGCCATAGTGTAATTCTGTTTAAACGTTAATGGATATTTTTATCTGACAACAAAATTACATTATAAACAAATGCGCGTAAAGAAAATTAAAAAGGCTGTGTAAACAATTTTGATTTAGCGTGTTTTTCTTTGGCTTGCTTGGCGTTTTCACATGCTGATATATAAGTTTATATCGGCGTAAAGATATTGCAACAGACGCAAAATAAAACGGGTCACAGCGCGTTTGTTAGCGTTGTAACCCGTGATAATTTGTTATTTACAAGCTTCTACAAGCCTGTTTATATCGTAGCGTTATCCAAGTTTTCAATGTTTTGCTCTATGTTGACAGCTATAGCGTCACGGAGCGCACGAACAGTCGCAATTGTTGCATTAATCACGTTTTCTCCTTCTTCTTTGTCTTCAAACAGGCTTATGGCCCGCTCTTGCAATTTCATGCAATCCCGGAGAAGACAAAGCATGTCCGAGGTTGTGTTGCTCACTGTGAATACTACCTCGCTGTTATTTGTTGATTTATTGTCGTTCATAATTTACTCTGATTTAAATGGTTCGTGTTACTTGTTTTTGTTGTCTCCTGTTAATTCGGCAATAGCTCGCTTTACATTAAAGTCATTGTTGTAAAGCGCAATGATAAATCGCTTGCCACGCTGATTCCATACAAGGGTCGTACTTGTTAATGTCTCACCATTGCTTGACTGATAGTTGTAGGTGCGTGTACCTGCCAAGTTCCAACCTTTATAAGGCATCTTTAAGTGCCATTGTCCCGATTGTGAGTAAATTATGCCTAAATCCTTTAGCTTTGCGTTGAGTGAGCGTGCCGTGATGTGCAAGTCGTCGGCAACTTGCGTTGTTGTAATGCAAGTTGTAGAAGCAAGTGTGTTGTCGTAGTATTCTGCCTTAGGTGCGGCTACTGTTAGTTCCTTCTTTTGCAAGTTGATAGTTTCTGCTTGCTGTTCGGTTTGTGTTTCAAGCTGTTTGATGCGTTCCTCACGCCGTGCAAGAGTTCTCTGAGCGATAACGTAAGCGCGAGCCATAATATCCTCGTCGCTATCGTTTTCGTTTGTTGCGATGTAACCTCCTTTGATGCGGATTTCATGGAGGATTTTCTTTACGCCTTTTCTGAATTGTTTGGCGATGGGCTTGCGAGAGCACATAAGAACTTCGTATAATCCATCCTCGGTTAAAAACCATGTTTCGCCACTGCGACTGCTTAGGTTTAACTTAAGCACTTCGTCTTAGTCAACTCTACCGATAAGAGAGGTAACATTTTTAATGTCAAGCCACGACATTAAGTCGTTTGCCCGGAATAATGGGTGTTCAACAGAACCCCAAACGTCAATCTCCTTGTCAAGCAATGTTGACTTGTTGATAATTTTAATTTCGTTCATTTCACTGATTTTTTTTGAACGTAAAACTTAGCAGACACATAAAGGGCGTACTGCTACCCTTTGTTCAATGCCAAATCAGTGGTAAAGGCACGCACACACCATTATAATGTATGCAAGGGGCAATACGCCTATGTCGTATTTCCAAGAAAGTCGAGCATAAAAAATGCCCTCCCAATGTGGAAGAGCCTCTGAACTCAACCACTGATTTATATTTTGAACGCCACAAAATTATAAATTCTTCTGTAATGTACAAAATTTTTCTTGAGATATTTCTTATAATTTATTTTTCTATTATTTTTAACGTTGCAAAATTAATAAAAATAGACGTAAAAACCAAGAAAACTAATAAAAATATTAATATTTAGTATATATTTTATATTGATATAAATTTGTATAAAAATCATTTTAATAATTTACTATTAAACAAAAATTACTACATTTGCAGCATAAAATTATTGCTTATGGAATTTTTTAAAATACTTGAATGTCTTTTGAAACGACGCAGTGTCATTAAAACAGAAAATGCATCGTCAGTGTTTAATTCATGTACAGAAGAAAAGCCTGTTGTCGAATCTTCCGTGCCTACTTCGTGTGTGATAGGAAATATGGTTTTAAATAAAGAATACGATAACGCTATTTTAACAGGAGAAAGGATATTATCAGAATGTCCAGATGATTATTTTGCGCATTGTAATTTAATGGTGGCTCTATACAAAGTAGGAGACATAGAAAAATGCAATAAAGAAGCAAAGCTCGCTATCATTAAAGGGCATCATACAGGATTTTGTGAAAATAGACTTTCTATAAATCTATACAAACAAAAAAAATATCATCAAGTTATACAGTTGGCAAATATTTTAGAAAATCCAAGGGTAGGATTGCTTTTTGATGATGTTCATAAAAGAAAACTTAGAGCATTAAAACATATAAAAGAAGCTCTCGACACAGAACATGATATTCTTTTTACAGAAAAAGAAATAGAAGAACTTTATGAAAATGTGGAAAAACTAAAAAAACTACGCACGTGGTACTTAAATACAAAAAAGAGACTACATGAAATGTGTTATAACAAAGAAAATTATAAACGCTTGTTTGATGGTGATGAAGAAACGAAAAAACAAATGGATAAATGTCAATCTTTAATGGCAGAATTAAACAGAAAATATGGCTATTTGCAATAATTGAAAATGTTCGAGATGTTGTGTATTAATACATCTCGAACAGTCTATTATATAGATATATATTCAATACCTTTCTTGGGATTCTTTTTAGCTCTGTCAAGACTAGTCTTGCCATGCAAGTTCCCCAGTGATTGAGTACATGATGCATTGAAAAAGTTTCCACAAAAAGAAACACCACTCTCAATTTGCGAACCTCGCAGTTTTTGCGGCACGGCTTTGTAATAAAAACAAGTAAAATCAATAACAGGATTCACACCTGCAAGCCGCCCTTGTACGGCTTATTTATATTATATGTATTATTTTACGGCAGAGGTGTTTTTGAATTTGTTGATAAAATAGCACTGTCCCTTGCCAGTCACCTTTGTTGTGATTGTTGTATGCATAACGCCATCATTTCCGCTACGCACACCCTTCTTTATCTCGAAAAGTCCTTGCTCGACATATTGTTGGTTGGGGATATTGTACCGTTCGCCTTTCTTGCCAAGATAGCCATTGTTCCGCAACCATTCAAACAACTTGTTCTGACCTATTGTAATGCCATTCTGTGTAAGAACTTTTGCAAGTTCCCCAACAAGACAGCTTGCCTTGCTTCCAACAATAGCATCGGCAAATGTGACCTTAGGCTGCATTTGCATGACCGCGCCACTTAAAACAACGATTTCATGCGCTGATTCTTGCAATGCCTTTTGCTGTCGCTCAATTTTTTCTTGTTGTTCAGCCGCGAGGCGCAGAGCTTCGGCAAATGTCTGTGGCAGTCCATACTTTCCTGTTTTGCGGATTGAGGGAAGAACTTCTGATGTTACCCATTTACGGAAAGGTTTGACTTTATCACTTTTACTATAAAGTACAACATCATAAAATCCGCCTTCAGTAACAAAGGTTGCCGTTGTATTGCCTGACGTTATACCCTCTCCCATATTTAGGGCGTGTAAATCAATGAGTTGCACGTCTGCTGTGTCAAGTCGTGATTTTACAGTAGACGGATTTGTTAGACCTAATACTCGGCAAATGTCTGCCAAGCAAAACAATGGCTCTTCACTCGTCCCTGCTGTTCTAATCTTTCCGAACGCAGGATTTTCAAATATTTTTATCTCGTTCATGTTTGTCGCTTTTTATTTCGTTCCAGTAGAATTAAATCCGTGTTCGCCTCGTTCGGTGTCTTTGTCTATTGTACCTATTTCTAACGTCACGCTGGGAACTTGAACAATGCGCATTTGAGCTATTTTCGTGCCAGCAGGAATAAAAAGCCATGATTACCTCTACTACACAGCTCAGGCGTTGAACCGCAACCGACACGTAAAAGAGCGCACACTTCACCGGTATAACCACAGTCAACAAGACCGACAAGCACGTCTGCATCTATTCGAGCATCAATGCTTCCATTTTCTGTTCTCACCTTGCAAGCCATGCCTTTCAACGACATTCCACTTCGTGGTTGTATCACAGCAGCGAGGTGTGGCGGTAGCTGTATTTTAAAGCCGAGAGGTATTGCCGTTCGCAAATAAGGGACAAGTTCTACATCTTCTCTTGTAAAAACGTCAAAAGCTGCATCTGTTGCGTGTGCTTTTTCAGGCATCTTGCCACCGCACAATTCAATTTTAATTTGTTCCATTTAGTATACTTCTATTTTAATTTTGAATCCATCTTTGTTTTTTAGATTATACGCTTGTGGATCCAAGAGCATTTCACGCACAATAACCATAATTTTAGACAATGCTCTGTCAACGTAAGCACGAGCGTCTTCATTTCTTTTTTGTTCGGTAACGTCCAACGATGTATCGTCGCCTCGCACTACCACTCCATTGTCAGCCAACTCAATAGTGTATTTTAATCTTTCCATAATAGTTTATTTCAAATGTCCACAATGCCACTTTGAACAGATAGGACAAAGGTATATTTTATAACCTAATGCTTTCAGCTTAGGATTCTGCTCAAGAAAATCTGCCGCCGTTTCTTCGCTTTCGTAGGCTACTTTTGCTTTCCACGAATTGCTGTGCTGTTTCCGTGTCCAATGACGAGGATCTGGACGCAATGACCTTACGTTGTCTTTGTTTCTTATCTTCCTATTTTTCATTGAGTTTGTTTTTTATGAGTTCAATTTTCGCCTTTACTTTGTTTATGTTGCGAGCATCGTGGTTGCTTAGTCTTACAACGTGATATCCCATGCGCCAAATACCTGACGAGCGGTTGCTGTCTTTTCTTTTTTGAGAATTTGCATAATGATAACCACCATCTACCTCGATAATCAGCTTCAATGACGGAATGTAAATATCTGCGAAGTATAGCTTGCGCCCTGTCGTCACAGGCTGCTGCCTTACGACTTTGTACCCAAGTAGCTCACAGTTGCGTATCGCAGCTTTTTCTGCGTCGCTTGTCTTTGACATAAGGTCTTGACGCAGCCTATTAATCAATGCTTTGCTTGGCTTCATTGTTGTTTATTTAAGATTACGGATAATGCGCATAGCGTTGTCAATAGCCCATCCAAACAATGTTGGTGGTGGCATTGTGATATTAGCACCTCGTCTCCATTTTTGGCAATAATGTAACAAACGAAGCGTTTCTTTTCTGGACATGATATACGTAAAATATCGACACAAATCACTACAATGTCCTTCTCTCTTGCCTATATTACAATGACCATATCCGTCTATATCCTCGTTTTTAAAAAATGGACATTCACCGCAATAAACTTCTTTACTTATTTCTTTTTTCATTTTTCAAAACCTCCTTTCTTCTTTGCTGCTTTAAATAATAGTCTTGCTGTTTAATCATAGCGTCGCGTATGGTGTTTGCGACCTTTTCGATAACGAACTTTGGCGTGTCCGCTTTGCGAATAAACACAGGATGATAGCCACGCTTGTGACGGCGATAGAAAATATCATCGTCTGCACCCTCGATTTTAATGGAGACCTTCGTGTCAATAATGAAGCAGTCGCTATGTCCATTACGATGACGACGACGAGCTTTCCATTTGATGCCGTTTTCATCAAGCCATTTCTTAACTTTTTCGAGCTTTGTTGAATTTTTCATATAGTCTACACTTTTTATAATCTAATATAACCATGCATTATGCGCCCCGTGTGAAGCACGAGGAGTCATTAAAGAGAATATATTACTTGTAATGGAGTATGTATTAGCTGCAACGTTATAAGCATAGTTACGAGTAGTGAATCTGAAACCAGGAACAGGATATCTGTTCACTCCATGCATAAAAGTAGAAAAAAAGTGGTTCTGTAAAGCAACAAAGCCTTTTTCTACCGCATATTTTACATATTCAAATGCTGTTTTTAACGAAACTCCATATTTTCGCGCAATTCTTTTGTACGATAACCCCTTCTCGCAATAGGTCTCCCCATAGCCATACCTCCTTTTAATGGTGCGAGCCTTTTTGACAACATCAGCGCGTCTTGATTCGCGAGCCTGTAGAATGGTACGTCTACAAAAGTTCTTGCGGGATTGAATTATGCACAAAAGAATGGCGTATAATGATTTTTCTACATCTTTAAGTGTGTCATAACAAATATCTGTGATATTAATGTTTCGTTCGATGTGCTTTGAAACGACTGAACGAAAAACAAGCGACGATCCTTCGAAATCAACATATCCGAGCCTATGTAATGTCGCAATGCGTTTCTTTATTGTGTACGCATGTATGCCCGTTATATTTGACAATTTGTTATATGTCCATTTTTTCAGGACGTTTTGACTGTATTTATGATAAAAGAAAAGTACAAACGCAATAGCTTTCAGAGATTGCTTGTCTCTGAAAAGGCTGTTTGCGATGCTGTATCTTAACTTTTTTACCATACGTTAAAAAAATAGCCTCTCGTTGCACTAAGTTGACAATGTGTGCAATGAGAGGCATATGTTATATTTAACCCTGCTCCTTTTGGATTGGGAAATCCATTCTTTTTTATTGTCAACCTTTTTTGATGCCACAAAATTAATACAAATATTAGTATAGAGGCTGTTTTTAATATTAAAATTTATTAAAACAGAGAAATAAACTAAGAAACATTTTGCTATATGAAGATAAAATATTAATTTTGCGACGTGAAAACTAATAAATAATTTAAAAGGAGATACAGTTATGATTTATTGCATTTACAACAAGCAGACTGACGAAGCTCGTCACACAACAAACAAAGGGTTTGCAATGAAGCTCTTTAATCGAATTTCTTCCGGATACCTTTCTGAGGTAACGGACAACGGCGAGACAATCATCTGTGAGAAATAACACAGCGAGGTACAATGTCTCGCTACAAAACAAACGAATATGACAGATTACATGGACCCCCACAATTGGGATGAAGAACAAGTAAAAGAAGCCAAGATTACTATAGTGTGTTCTTGCGCAATCATAGCGGTTATGTACGTGGCTATGTGGGTATTTTATTAACAAAAACAAAAGATACAACAATGGAGATTACAACAACAATGGTGCGTTTTCGTTGCCCGAAGGCAATGATGGATATCAAAACACCAAAAGCGCAAATGTTCTCTTTTGGAGAGGGACAAAATCAGAAAGTTTGGGTTCCGGAAAACAAAATCATCGTGAAGCCAAGCAACGTGTCGGAAGATTTAAATGAGTGTGTCATGCCAAAGTGGCTGTACGGCAAAACAATGCTTCCAATGTACACGCAAGTGGACGAGGAGTTCTTTCACACAGAAAACGTGGAAACACTTTAATCATAAACAAGTTTAACGTAACAACAAATTAAAATGGAAACAACAATGTATTCAACAATGAATGTAGCTACATCTAACAACTTGGTCGCTGATTCTACAACAGAGATTGAAGTAGCAGGTGGTAACGACCGTCAGTTCCTTGACTTCGACATAAGCAAGGTTCAGACGCTGACGCTTGAACAACTCGTACGCACGGAGAAAGAAAACGATTACAACGGAAATCCGTTGCTGGGCATTTATCATTTTCAGCTTATACAGCAGATACAGGAAATGTGCGCCGAACGTGGCTATCGTGCCGAGATATGGGATTTGTTCGCTGCCAACAACAAAGACCGAAGAGCGCCTGGTGTGAGTCGTCTTCCACAGAAGGAAGAAAGGTTTGGAGAACGTGCCATAGAAGCACATATCTTGCGACGCGTGTATTGCAATATTCGCTTATACGACCTTGATAAAGGTGAGGGTGATGATGCCATAACAACAAATCTTGCTATCTCGTATCATCAGAAAGGTTTGCAAGTTGGTATCGGACGCAATGTGGTGATATGTCATAACCAGACAATGCTCAACCGTGAGCAATATGCTGCCACGTATAAAGATGGTAAGACTCCCGGCATTTCCATTAGTGAAATGCTTGACAAGGTGGCGAGTTGGCTCGATAATCTGCGAGGTATCGCAGAAAGCGACGATGAACGAATCGAAAAAATGAAACGTCGCGAGATTAGCGCACAAGAAATGTTCACAATCATAGGTATGCTCACATCATTACGCGTGGCTTCGGAGACAAAGCACAAATGCATACGCAACAACAACACTATACCGCTCAACCAAGCACAAATAGGACGCATAACAGAAAAGATGATGCTTGCATATAATAGCAAAGGCAAGGTGACAGCGTGGGATTTCTACAATGCCGCTACGGACATGTACAAGTCGGCAACGCTCGACCAGCCAATGATTCTTTCACAGAATTTGGCTATGGTGGATTTTTTAGACAATCATATATTGTAAAACAATTTGTTTTTTCTGTCACGTCGTGAGACGTTCTTCTATAATTGGTATAAAATAAAGTTTTTAGTTCGTAAGCCCTACGGCGGTAGGGCATTTTATAACTCGGAATAATTCATCCGTCACGGGACGGTAGGTTGCAAAGTTTTCCGTTGTAGGATTGACAGCCATAAATGTTAAAATGTTAGAATAGTTAATCGTGTGAGCAGCCTGTAAATGCACGGTGTGAATATAGGTTCGAATCCTTATTCCGAGACTAATTTAAAATTGAATGGAAATATGGAAACAATAAAGATTTGGCATACAGCCACGGAAATTCCTAACGGAAAAGATAGCTATATCTTTAAATGGAAAGACCATAATTCTTATAAATTGGTTCGAGATAAAAGTTGGGTAGAAAGCCGTTTACAATCCCCAACATATTTTGATAAACACATAGAACGGTGGGCTTATATAAAAGACCTTGATTCTATTTGTGAGCAACTTCAACATGATCCGATTGATTGGGAGCAACGCGAATACGACCTTGCTAAGGATATGTTTTCAAAAATGATGGTCGCTTATAATACAGATATAGATAATGTCAGATGTTTCCGTGGCACAGTACAAAATATCGCCTCACTCAAAGGCAAGACAGAAGCAACGTATCTTGCTGATGTCGCAAAAGGAGCAGCCAGTGTATTTATAGAAAGGTACAAAAAATATTAAGCAATGTAAAATGGAAATGAAAACGTGTGAGATATGCGGACGAACTTTGTCACTGTCCGCTTTCTCAAAGTCCTACAAAGGACGTTGCAAGGAATGTGTGGCAAAACTAACAAGAGATAAGCGTAACTGTACGGCAGTCACCACTCATAAGCCGATAGATTGGGAGCAGCGTAGATACGAGATTGCTAAGGATATGCTTTGCGCTATCTATATGGACGAAGGGAACGAAAGGCGCAGCACAGACCCAGGCATTGAGTTTGAGTACCAAAGTTTGGAGGGTAATGCGAGGGAAGCTGTTAGATACGCTAACGTACTCATTGAAGAACTTAAAAAACAAGATAATGAATAACAAGACTTTTTTTCGCAAGGTAAGCCAAATGCGAGCCGCACAGCGAGAATACTTCAAGACGCGGAATAGTGCTGCACTCGTCACAAGCAAATTGTTAGAGAAAGGCATCGACGAAGAAATAAAGAGGGTTAAGGCGGTGATGGCTGACAATGCCAAATTGCATTACGAACTCGTAGATACCGGTTATCTAAAAGATAAGGAATGGATAAACTGCCATGTTATTGAGAGCTTGGATTATTTTTTCTGCGATACACAGAATTTAAAGCCTGAAAATTTCGATGCACACATTGAAGAAAAAGGATTTGCTCGTATGTACGATTTTCCTACTCTTGTTATTAATGATGTGGGTGATTTATCAGATGATGATATGTTGGAGTTTAAATTTCAATTGATTAATGGTAAATGTCATGTGTCATTCTTGGATAGATTAAAAGGTTAACAAATAAAAAATTGAAATGGAAAAAGAAAACTATGGAATCAAACTGAATGCTCTAAAATACCAGAATGCTGGTGTTATGAGCATTAAAGGACGCACGGGAACAAAACGTTGTCTTGTTGTACCTATTGAAGAGAATCATCTTTTTGTTAGCGCAAATGCTGATGGCACTCCTAAGGCTGTCTATTTGGATTTGAATGCTTTTGCCTTGCGTGAATCCAAATATGACCAAACGCACCTTGTAAAGCAGTCTTTGCCGAAAGAAGTACGTGAGAGCATGACAAAGGATCAATTAGACGCAATGCCAATCCTCGGAGGCATGAAACCATTTGACAACACTCCAGTTAATTCGGCTGCAACTTGTGATGCTCCATTTGCACAGCCCGTGGATGATAGTGATTTACCTTTTTAAAAAATAAAATATGGGAAGATACAAAAAAACAGAAAAACCTACAGAAAACGACGCACCTCAGTTTGTTCCGCCAATGGAAACATTAGAGGACGAGGTACAGGATGCACAAAGTGAAGACAACAAGGAATCAAAGTCTCAAGAAGAGAAAGAGGCGAATAAACCACGTATAATACCTCTTATAGCAAGTGAGGATGTTCCTTTGCATAAAGGTGGCGTTATTGTGCCGACTGTTATTAACATAGCAGGTTTTGGAGACGCAATCATTACATCTACACAAGACAATGCCATGAATGGTTTGCTTGTAGAGGAAAACAAACGCCTTACATCTTCTTTTGTTGTGCCAATGTCAATAATTACTGGTAGCAGCAAAGTAAACGTTGTTGTCAATGTATGCGAAGAGGTAAACATACTACGACAAACTCAGTTTGGCACTCGTATGGACAATCTCATTATTCCTGCCGGAACACATGTCGCAGACCTTGTGTTGCTGTAAAGTAAACGAAGCATGTGCTGTACAATACGAAATGTCAGCACATGCATAAACTAAAAGCAATGGAGAAAATAGAACATATAAAAGAATTGAATGCTCAGTACCGCAAGCTACGCAAGGAAGAACTTGTGTACTGTGTGGAGTTAAAAGCCACAAACGGTATTCATAGCATAAGCAATAGAGAAGTAATCGTTAAAATCATAGATTTGTTAATACGCGAGTCACAGAAACAAATAGAAAGCGAGGTGAAGTAGAAATGAAAGACAGAAGGAAGCAGAGAAAAAGGGTGCTTGTATTGCAACTTAAAGGTTCAAAGATAGAAAGAGCATATACTTCTTCATTTCAGCTTGTCGCTGAAAATGGAAAAGATGTGTTAGGTGTTGGACGTGGTGCAATAATGAATGCCATATCAAGAAATAATGGTGTATTTGAGAACGACAAGTGTAAGATTTATTATCGTCCAATTGAGCAAAAACGTTGGACAAAATGGATGTAACAAATGGAAGATATTGTAATAAAAAAAGATGGTGATTATGGTTTCGATGTTTGGCAGGGTGATAAACATAGCGACCATTTAGGCTTTGACGAAATGCTTGGTCTTATATCAGCTTTGACAATGCCTGAAAAAAGACCATGTCTTCAATGGATGCGCACAGAAGAAGAATGGAGGCAATGGCGTTCTACTGTGGATGATGCAATTAGCAAAAAAAATGACGCAGAATTTGAGTAAATGGCAGCTTCTCCTATTGAAGCACAATCAGCGTGCCAAACCTCGGCACGTCGAGTCTGGCATTCAACAAGCTGTCGTACAATGGTTTCGCTTGCAATACCCACGGTATATAATAGCTGCTATTCCTAATGGCGGCTTTCGTAATGCGAAAGAAGCAACGATAATGAAGCGTGAGGGGATTCTTGCCGGATTCTCCGACCTTATCATAATAGCCGAGCATAATGTGTTGTTCCTCGAAGTAAAAACGCCCGATGGCAGACTGTCTGAGAAACAAAATGAATTTCAGAGAAAGGTCTGCGCTCTTGGTTTTGAATATATAGTTTGTCGCTCATTTGATGAATCTGCACTTGCAATCGAGCGATGGCTAAAAGTAATATCAATGAAGTAAATGTAAATAAAAGAGATACTCAATGTCGCAAAAAGAATATTTTATAAAATCGAATAATAAAGCTGCATACGCTATCAAAACGGCGGGAGGCTATGAATTGTGGTCTAACGACCGCAAGCTTCACATTATTATTGAGAAAACAACGGCTTTTAATCCATTCAACAACTCACAGCAGGAGGTGTATGTTACGAAGTGTTGGATGTTCTATGTCAGTAGTTGGGAGCGTGGTGACAATAGCACAACCGTTACATCAATCGACGAATATATCAAAGAACTTGCATTTTCGCCTTACTTTACAAATGCTGTTAATGAGTATCGGCAACAAAACAATATATCAGAATAAAATATGCAAAATCCAATAAAATGTTATAATGTAGAGTCTTTTGGCAGCATTCATAAAGTGTATGCCGACCAGTCTGTTGATACTGAATATATACAAGAAACGCTAAACATTGGCAAGGTGTCGGTGTTTCAGTTCTCATACACGGAGTATTTGATAACGGACAACTGGCTTATCTATATGGAGGACTATTTACGCAAGAAAGGGTTATTTAAGTTTAAGACTAAGAAGCTTTTTCGAGATGCACAGCGTTCTCTACGCAGCATAATAAAGACAGTAGAACAAAGTTCTGAACCTGATTATTGCAACGAGTATGCCAACCAGTTATACGACATGACAACACCTATCTTGAAAAGGCTACATGAGCAGATATCCAAAAAGTTAGCAAACCTTGGTGTGGGCAGACCTGGTCTTTGTGCCTTGATGATAGTAGTCCAAAACCTTATATGTATGTCAAGCGACACTTTTGAACATATATTCAAGCGAATACAGGAGATAAGGCATATTGATGTCCGTAGTTGCTTTGCACCGATGTTCCCTGTACGGGCGTTAAAGTCTATTGAAATGATGCTTGAAAACATTATGGGCGAAGACCGTAACACGTATCGGGACAACATCGTAAAGAACAAGGCTATAAAGGCAACTTTTGATGCGTTCTTTAAAACGCTATACAGTCAAGATAATATAAAGAAGGCAAGCCGTGCTGCATACGATGCAATGTCTGCTGAGCAGCGTGAACGATATACTTTGCTTGAAGATGGTGCTTGTGTACTTAAAGAATACGTAAATGCCAAGAAAAAAGAAAACAACAACAGTGCATGTTGATATGCTTTCACGAAAAGATTGTGTTGATAAGGGCTGTGCATGGGCACAAGACTATCCGCTTAATCTTTTCAGTGGCGATGCGGACGAGTGCAAGTTTACTCGCGATGATTTGCGCTCGTCCTTTATTGCCGGTATTAAACAGTACTTACAAACTATATGGCATGATGCCAACACCGAGTTGCCCAACGACGGCGAGTGGTGTTTGCTTCGCACAACAAGCGGTTTCCGACTCGCTACACGTCGAGCGATGCAATCGGGTGTATACAAGTGGTGGTTCATGGACTACTCTATGTATGATGGCAAAGGGCTGGAGCAATGGGCGTATGTCAGCGACCTTGTGCTGTACAAATAGCAGTTAATAGGGATTCTAATCAATAGCGTATGGCAAAAGCAGAAATACAAATAAAAGGTATAGAAGCCTTAAAGAAAAGGCTTATGGAGAAAAAACAGGCCGTGGAGAACGTTTTGGATCAGTTACTCGCACAGCTTGGCGAAGAAGCTGTGACTTTTTCAAAAGACAATAAAGGCTACCAAGACCAAACGGCAAATCTTAAAAACTCCATATCATTTGCTGTGTTCAAAGACGGTAAGCTACTCAACTCTTTTATAGGTAATATTCCCGAGCCTGACAAAGTAAAAGGCGGTCAGGCGCAAGTACAAAAAGCATTGGAGGAATATGCGTCAAAACCCGGTGTCGTAGCTCCGCAGGGTTACACCGTTATTGTTGTTGCTGGTATGGTATATGGCAAGTATGTTGAGGACAAAGGATATAACGTGCTGTATCTTACAAAGCATTTTTTGCACAATGGTATAAAAGATGCGCTTAAAGAAGCTTTAGAGGCGCAGGAATAAAAAATAGAGTGAGGTTGTTATGCCTCACTCTTAATCTTGTATAAAAAAGATTTCATCGTCGAACACTTCTTTTAAGGGCATCGTGATATGTTTGATTTCTTTTATTTTTTTAAAGACTTGACAGAATTTACTATTGGATTATAGTCAATTGTGATATTTTGTCCATCTTGAGACAATAAGCCATTAAATGTTTCTCTTTGCCCGTTTTTGTCGTAAGTAAACGTTATTTGGTCGTTTGATATTTGATAGTCTGCCGCGATTGTGTATTCCTCCATATCTTCATCATAAACATGTTTGTCCGTATATGAATAATCGGTTTCGTACACAACGCTTCCCTTGCCATCGAGAGGTATAAAAAGTGTTCCATCAGCCCTGTAGACCCCGTAGCTGTTAACAGAAACTCCTTCGTAATAATTGCTGTATCCGATTCTTACAACATACGATCCTTCTGTAAACTTGTAAAGTTTCTCTGTTTTTGTGAGTTTTGCTTTTGCTCTCGAACGAGACACTTTTACATGGAAAAGACATTTGTCAGAACTAAATGACGCAGTCATAACAGAGTCGCAGCCGTGTTTTTCTATTTCACATAAATTCCAGAACCAATCTTGTGTGTTTGTGTTTGATTCTTCAGTATACTCCAATCCTTGTAGCTCTCCTATTTTTGTTAGTATAATGGAGTTTTCTTCAACTTTATCGACCGCAACGTTATCGGCATTATGAAAATTGAATTTTACGGGTTCCCAACTGGTGTTTTCTAATTTTTTATTTTCTGTAATTGAATCATTGTCGTTGGAGCAAGAAATGCTCAACATCGCCATAAAGGCAAATACTAATGTGGTAACACTTGTTTTTGTTTTCATTTTTATTATGCTCATTTAAAAATAGTGCTATATCTGTTTATGATATGTTTGGCTCTTATTTTATTCCCGTGACATATGCACATTGCCGCCATTCGTAAATATTCACGCCGTCGTAAACTTCCGAGCCACAGCAACCGCTCAAAGCATTGTATTGCCCTGCTCGGTATTCCTTGCCTTATGTACTCGTAAGCAAGACTACGTATGTCATTCGTGTTCATGTTGTAGATTTGTGTCATAAGCTTTAGATTTGAATGCAAAGGTAGGTATTTTTGTTGATATTAGTACTATTATATTTTATATTTATTTCTACTAATAGGTAAACCTCTAAATTATTCTTAATACAGAGAAATAAACTAAGAATTACTTGGTTGTTCGAAGATAAAATATTAACTTTGCGGTGTAAAAATTAATAAACAACTAATATAGGAGATACAACAATGACAAAACAAGAAGAAATTAAAGTATTACAATCACTTAAAGGTGATACATACTTTGCACAGAAGTTTGGAGCAGACATCGACCAGATGTGCGAGAATATAAAGAATGATTTTGCTATTGAGTGCGGTTGCACTTTTAACAAAGAAACTGAGGTTTTGCGCAAAGAAGTAGAAAACGTAAAAACAGTAGCAAAAGATATGATTACAATTTTCGCACATAACATAATTGCTGCTCTCGATAAAGGCAACGACACGGACGCTATGGCCTATCAAGCTGTGGAAGAAGTTATAGGAATTAAGGAGATAATCAAATTCAAACATTCTCAAAACATCGAATTGTCGGACAGCGAAATCAAGTATCTGGTAGAAAATTTGGACAAATAAGCACACACGATTATGAAAAAGGAAAATTATACAGTCTACACTTACTACAGTCGTAAGCATGGAAAGTTTGGTTATGTAAAAACTCACAATGTAGAAGAAGCTATTGAAATAGCACGAAAAGATGGTGATAATATCAAACCAACAGATTTACAGGTGTGTTTATAAACATACTTAGCACCGGTACCCCAATATGCAAGAAATTATTCATCTATGGATTTTGTTTTGTATAACTGTACAAAAGAGAGAAGATAACTGGAAGACAAGATACAGCCGTGGCCGATTGAAAGGCAAGCGGAGCGAGACCGCACACGGCGCAATACTACGTAGAATACGGTACAGATTTTCGTTAGAAGTTCCTTTGAGCCATCCGTCTAAAAATGACTGAAAGAGAAATCGGAAGGAGAATACCTAAACTCAGTCGCAAGGACTCGAACTTGTCGTTTGGCCTGTGGACGTATAAGCAGACAGCACAGAAAGGGGTGCTCATTACCCCACCGTCAAACCTTGGTGAGGACGTTAAATCACAAGGCGTGAGACAACACGGCAAACCTGTGTGCCATACAGTTTACGGCACGTTGGAACAAACGTTAAGTAGGAGTTGATAACTTTATATAATCCGTTGGGCGAAAACGTTAAGCGCACATTCAATTAATCCTAAAAAGACGAATAATATGATAGAAATTCCAAAGTCAAATGCAAGAGAAGAGCAAGAGAATGAGCTTGCACAATGGGTTCTTGACAATTTAAAAGAAAGAAAAGAAGTACAGATTCTTCAGCGAACCGAAGGTTGCTGTGCTGGTAACTGGACAGGATCTATGCCGAACGAAAACAAATGGCATGCATCTTCGTTCGAAGCGGTTGATAACGTTGTGCGAGCATTCCGCCGACAAGGATATGTTGTTACAGAACATTGCTCGATGCGTTATCCAAGTGCATATATAAACTTTAGAAAATAACGATATGGCTACAATTAGAAAACCACAAGAAGCGTCCACACTGTCACCTGTTTCCATGCAAGAAGTTCCTACGTCATCTTACGTCTACGTCGTAGAAGTTGAGTCGAAACAGCAAGACAAAGACAATAGTAATGATGTCTGCGATATACATTCAGGAGTCCTTCGTGTCTTTGCAAATAAAGAGGATGCATTGGCTTACGTTCGTCAATACTACGATGAATGTGAATTGGTCAAAAAGAGTATTGAAACTTTTGAAAATGGTAATGGATATTTCTATGTTAAAGTAAGAACATATAGTGAAAACATTCCGGATTCTGTGTCTTTAAGTGGCGATAAGTTAGAAAATAGAATATGCATAACAAAAGTTAGTTGTTATGCACATGAAATATCGACTGACTTTGACAAAGAAAAGATTTCTTTTGATAATGACTACTACGATAAATTCATAGGATAGAATATGAACGTATACACAGAATATATGTTGGCAAAGCTGTTTAATGTTACGACAACTTCGCCATATGAATGTGATTTAAAGAACACGGCGCCTGTTAAAGGCAGAAAATCATATCGCAATGCAATGGCAGTATCAATACGTGTAGTTGAAAATAAAGCAATTGGACCTGCGGTGTCGCTTATGCTTCTCGTTGATGGGCATTATCGCAAGATACAATGGAATATGCTATCTGATAGTGAAAAAATATGTATTCAAAAAGCCTTAGGTGTATAAACGCAAAAGCCCACTGCCAACGGAGATACATTTGGCAGTGGGCAAGGAGTTTAACGTAATATCTCGTTAGAGATACAACAATGTGGTGCAAAGGTAGCTCAAATATTTGTGCGTGCAAAATATTTGGCGTACATTTGCATATTATTAACTAAAAAGAATATCAACATGACAGCAGAAGATATTTTAAAATATTGCCATTTCTATAAGGGCGAGGCGATAATGCCAGAATCCTTCGAAGGTACAAATGAAGGTCAGCTGTGGATAGCCGAAAAAGCTGCATGTGAGAATTTTGCAAGCAACATTCGTGCTAATGCGGCGCAAAAAGACATCGCTTCTTATGTCGCTTCCTATGTTGGCAAATGGAATCCTTATGAGTTAGCAGATGTTATGAACACTTACCTTATAAAGGTTCCAAATGTTGAAGCCTTTATAAGGGAAGTGTATTTATAATTTATACAAGGCGTTTCCTTTTATATAATAGATGGATGCGCCTTTCTTTTTAAATTCCTTGGCAACCTTTAAAAAATTATCGTGAGAGCCATCTAAAATATCGTATGGATAGGTTATGGATTCTATGCAATCAACAGTAAGCTGTCCGTGATATTGTAGCTCGAGATATGTTGATATGTGCTTCTTTTTAAATTCTACAAGGTTTGCTGTTTGTATGTTACTTGACGTAGGTGTATTATAAAAATCGTCATAAGAACACGCTTTTGGGTCGCTAACCAAAGACGGTTGATATCTAACACCTAAAGAATCTCCTGCTGTCCACGTTGCTACAACCTTGTCTTTTTTAAAACGAACTTCGACATTACCGTAGCTTCTTGCTGTGTTATTCTGCATTGAGCGCAGTATGTTATGGTCGAGCAAGTTTCCGTATTTTTCATATTCGGTTCTCGCTAATTGTTGTGTTAAAAGGTCTCGTTGTGGAAGACCGAACAGTTTGTGAGCAGCCTCTAAACGTGAATGTGTAGGGCTGATTTTGCCTGTTGTAGACGTAGAACCTAAGTAACCTCCAGATGAACCAGTTTCAAAGGTGTTCATGAATTTTGAGTTTAAGACCTTTTCGAGTATAGAATCTTTTATGTTCATTCCCAAATCGTGTTCATTAAACACCTGCTGCATTAATATCTCTATCTCATTTTTATGAGTTTTTGCCGCAGCGCCATAAAAACGGCTGTTTTTTTCGTATTCACTTATTGCATCTTCAAGATGTTCAAGAGTTTTTGGGAATTTTGTACCCAGGCGCTTCTTTAAATCTTTTATTGTTTCGTGATTAACTGCCGTTTCCTTCAAAACCTTAGGTGATTTTGTCTTGTTTTTTAGGAGCTGCTGATATTTTCTATTAATCTCCTGTGCTTTGCTTCTTGCTAAAGCTAAGTCGACATTTTTTTGAGTCAATATGCGATTCATCTCGGATGCTAACTCTTTTATCTTTCTGCTTTTTGATAAAGAAGCGTATGCGAGTGCGCTACTAACACTGTCGGCAACATCTTTAATTTCAATCTTTTTCTCTACAATGCGCAGTTCTTTCTTATACGCATCTTGGGCAACTTTCCACGTGTTGTATTTTTTATGTTCTTCGACCCATCTAATCTCGGATTCGAGAAATCGTTTTCTTGGAAGCAACTCGGCACTCTCTCTTGCCAATCTTGCTTCGACAGCACTATTGACGGCAATAGCTTCTGACATTGAGTAGTTGCGTGCAACAAGAATAGGGTTGTCGAGCCGCGACAGAGACAAAATCTTTTTGCCCTGCTCCTTAAGTGCTTCCGCTTCTTTGTAAATATTTGCATAATCTTTTGCGTCAAGAGCTACTTTTAATGCCGATGTATCTACATCTTTTATGCCGTCCATATAGCGCATGATGCTCTTGCCATAATGTGTATAAGCTCTTTCTGTTGCAAGTCGTTTGTGTCGCTGCTCTACCTTTCTTTTAATAGCTTCCACATCTCGCTTCGCGTGCCTTGCTTTTGCAATCTCTTGTATTGCTTCACGACGAGACATTGCCTTTACGCCCATTTCCTTGCGTTGTGTTGCGTCCAAATACTTCACCCAATAACTTTTATTATCAGCTAAATGCCATGCAAGCTTACCGCGTTTAAATGCGTCCACGATTTTGTCACCGTTGGCTTCAATATACCGTTTGTATTGGTCGGGCACGTCCTTTACACGGTTCGGAGATATGTAGTTTGTCATATCTTCTCCTTTTGCCAGTCGCTTATAGAACTGCTTGCGTTCTTCACCGCTAATCATAACGGGGTCACTGGTACACATGCATTGAGCATGCCAACTGTCCCAGTCAAAATCTTTTGGGTAATAGCCTTCAAGTTCGTCGCAGATATCTGCGTCTTCCTCTGGATCGTGCTGTGGAGAGATATGTATATGCTGACCAATGACGAAAGGCTCATTTTTCCAACGTTCGTTTCGCGCCTTGTGATAAGCTGCATTTATCTCCGTGCGAGCAACACGCAGAGCATTCTTTCTTGCGGAGCGATATACGCCTTGCCCTACACGTTCGAGCGGCTCTTCTACAAAACGTACACGTCCATCGATAATACGCTTCCTGCGCCAAGTGACAACATCCTTCTTCTGTCCGTTTTTCAGCACTTTTACGGTGTGATAACGGCGGTACATCATGTCAGGATTATTCAGATACTGCCGTAATCTTCTTCCTACTTCTTCTGCCGACGTGCCCTTCTCCAATCCGTCGGCTATTACATTTGACATCGCCATTTCAAACTCCGCTTTCGTCTGCTGGCAGTAGTTCCAAACAGACTGTGCAAGGTTTAAGCCGTTTTTAGCATTGAGTCTATTGGCGATAAACGTCGCTGCTGCCGTTTTTCTTGCGGTCTGCAAGGCTTTGTCTGATAGTACGGAGAATTGCCCCAAAGCGTCGCCATCATGCGTGTACGCCAAAGAAACGCCGTCTGTTATGCCGCTTTTGTAGCATAATATACTGTTTTGGAAATAGTCGTTAAATATGTCTTCAAGTCGAGCTTTAAGCAAAGGGAAATTGTCAAAATTGAAAAGAGCGTCACTTTCGAGCACATCTTCGTTATAGCCAAGAGAGAGCAGCTTCTTGACATAACCACTATACAACATGCCAAGTCGGCGGTTGTACGCTGCGAACAGTTGGTTTAACTGCTCTTTCTTTTGTTTTGATGTTAGCTTTTTTGCCATCACTTACTTAATCTGTATCGTTGCTCAATATCCATAAAAGCATTATGTTCTTTTGTGGGTTTATTGTTGTGTCTGTCAATTAATTCTTCCATTTTCTTATCCCATTTACCAAAATTTTGTTTGTCTTGGATATATTTGTATTGCTCCCTCATATTGTTGAGAGTTGCAGTTTCCCATTTATACCCTTGATAGGTGACATGGAATTTGTTGTCTCTTGTATCATATCGAATTTGCCCAAATTCTCTCAGCATACCGGCTATCTTTTTTCCGTTGAGACCTATATCTACATGCAAATAGCCTTGTTCGTCAACACTTAAATGTGTTACAGTAATGAAAGGTTGGTCTGGATATAATTTCTTTAATTCCTCACGACCTTTATATATAGCTTTTGCCTTGTCTGAATCTGAATAAGCTCCATTGTCATTAATTGTGTACATATAGTCACTGACAGCAGTAATCTTTTCAGTAGGAAGAGTTTCTTTTGGGCGACTCTTCCTTGTTCCTCCACTATTTTTTGACATAATTATTCCTCCTCGTTATTTTCTACTGACTGTGCTGCTGATGCGGAACTGCCCATACCAAGCATTGCCGCCTGTTGCATTAATTCGCTCTGTTGCTCTTCTTTCATTTCTTTTTCTACACTATCTGCATCATCGTTGAGTGGATTAAGCTCAATGGAGCGACGCTGCGAGGTCGACGGTTTGCCTCCGTTGCTCTGAGTGATAAGTTGCATTAGCTCAACATTATTTTTTGGTATGTACGGCTCAAACACTGGTTCAAAGTCAATATTCTCAGCCACACTCATGTCTATGCCTTTTACGTAAATGCCGGCGTTGCAAATACCATTGGCTACGATGTTACTTCTGCGTGTGAACATTTCTCCATACATTTCCGTTTTGTTGCCAACCTTTATAAAAGGATCTGTAAACATCAAACGTATAGCGACACCGCTTGTATTGTTGCCCAGCGTTTTCATGTTCTCGAACGATATGTCGGGAGTCTGCGTAAAAGAGAAAATAATGTTGAATAGGTATGCGATTTCGCCTTTGACCGACTCGGGCGAATGATCCCAAGATAAAACGTTCATTTTTGTGTCTTTCCCTCCTTGGAATACTGCACCCTGTTCGCCTTTCTCAGCAAAGCCTTCAAGCCTGCCTTGTATAAAATACTTGGGTGTACCAAAATAGTCATTTGTATCACCCCAGTTGGATATACATTCCTCCACACGGTCTGCTGCCCATTGAACGTCCGCCCATTCGGATTTGTACTGACGATAGTATACGACAGGTATTTTGGTAAAGCCGTGTGCTTTTACGTCTATGCACGTCCAGCCAGAGCCATTATTGATATACTTGTACACATGAAGGTCTGTGTATACATCGAAATGCTGTTCAGACGTTCCAAGCTCGTCAAATGTGTAGTATTCACGTCCGAAGCCGTCCATACGATGCCAATCATTGAAATGTGGATAGAGCTTATCGCCATTGGCAGGAGATAAAAGCTGTACACGTATCTCACCACCGAGTCGTCCGTTTTCGTCGGTTGTCATATACCACAACTCTGCCGCTTCACATTGTGATGATACTGTACGCACAAGTCGTTTGTCAAAGTACTTCATTTTGTTGTCATGGTAGCAGTGCAACAATGCATCAAAAAGCTGCTGCTGCTTGCTGTTAAGCGACTTTAACAGCACGCCATGCGAGTTCGCTTTGTACGTTACGGCATTTGTAAGTAAGAATCCGACAAGTCGCTCCACAATAATATTTTGCGTAGGCAGAGCAATGCGCACTCGGTCAACAAGTTCGGTTTTGTATATAACCTGTCCTGTAATCGGGTCTTTTTGGTCGGTTGGTACTTTTATCTTCTTATTCTTGCGTTTGTTTTTGTCGAAGACATCATGTTTGTAAGGATCCCACTGTTTCATAAGTGTTTCAAAATTCTCATGCTGTGGTAATTTTCGTGCCGTCAGTAACATATGTACTGTGTTGCCATCATTGGCGAGTATTTCTGTTATCTTTCTCATATTTTGCTAACTTTGTTAGCAAAGTTACAAAACGCATATAGCTGGCGATTACAAAACCAATATGCTGTGTAAACAATTTGCAAAGTCTTAAAAAACTAATAAAAGAAAAATTTATAGCAGATAATTTTGTTATATACTAATAATATATTAATTTTGCGTTGTAGAAATTAATATATAACTAATAAAAAAAGGAGATACAACAATGAAAATTAAAGTTACACGCAAAGATGGTTTACCTATCATTGGCAGAAAGAAAAGCTTAACATTTACAATCTCAAGAGACCTCGAACAGCTAAGCAAAGCAAGTGAAAAAACGTTTTGCATTAACGATATAAATAGTGACGAATGGTCTGTTTCGTACATTAATGACGAAATGGAGAAGAATAACGAAATAATAGAGTTTGTGTTTTCTATTGAAGATTACAACAAAACTTTAGAGGAGGTTAAGGTTATCTATTGGAAAAATGACATAATAGAAGACGAATTTGAATTTATCGCCGCAACCGATTAAGAGACAATAAAAGAATAGATGACGATAACTACTATTCACTATCAATGGATATAGATAGACTTTTGATTTTTGCACTTAAAGAATTGAAGAATGAGTAATACTGTATATATTCCAAAAAACAAGAATATAGATAGAAGAACAAAAAATATTGTTCACCTATCTGATGGTTCTATAAAATATGATTTTAATAAGTATAATAGCTATATTGAAGCTATTTATGCTGATTATATAGATAACCGAACGGACGAACAATTAAAAGAGTCTATTTCTCTTTGTTTTGCCGATAGCCTTGACCAAAAGGTTATGTTCAAGAAATTAAAATTACAATTTTTATCAGCCCTCGCCAACACGGATAAGGCATCAGACATGAAACCAGTATTTCTTACAAATATGTTAGCTTTTATTGCTTGCGATGAAGATGAATGCTTACATCTATTCACATCTCCACCTGTTAGAGGATTCTTTAATTGGGAAAGCAATGGTGTCGGTCATTGTTTTGACATTGACGAAAGTTATTGTGAAGACTTAGGAATAGATGTTCCTACTTGGGATGATGAACCTACAGAAGTAGAAATCGACATTCATATTAGCAAGCACGAAGAATAACAATACATTCAGCCCTCGCTATCACGGTCAAAGCATAAAATGAGAAAGAAAGGAAGCGGAGGCGCAAGGATAGGCGCAGGGCGTAAAAAACTCAATAAAACAATGCTTCATACGTCTATTGATAAAGACTATCTTTTCTTATTGAAACATAAAGCAGAAGCCGAGCATCTTACCATCGGTGATTGGTCAGTAAAGAATGTAAAACTATCATAGGAATTGGGCAGGGAAGAGGATTTCTTCTCTTCCTTATTTTGTTTTACCCCTCCCAATGTGCCAATGATTGCACTCACTACAAAGATATGCGGAGTAACCAAGCAGCTGCTTTTTCTTTATGTACCTTGCGGTTGCCTTCTCATTATCAAAGGAAAATTTAGCTACCCCTCTGCTATTATAATGGGAGCGTTTGCGATGATGCTCCCTTGGTTGTTTATCGTATATTCGTTTCATAAGCATTTCGATTTTAACCCATCAGACCGAGAATGTCGGCGGCTTGCATTCCGCTGCCGTATGCACCAAGAACCTTGTCAAGAACAACATATCGAATACCGTCTAATCCGTGATTCCACATGTCAATTGGTACATTGAGCCACTTTCCTTCTTTGTCCTGTTGCCAAGTGTAGTTGTTAAACTCCTTGCGAATATTTATAGAACGGCTCGTAACGTGTATCTTGAATTGTTGCATCTTCATAATGCCAGCGTTTACAGAACCATTGAACTTTGTAACAGGTTTGATATTCAGACCAGCATTGTATATCTCATCAACAAGACGTGGGTCTGCGCTCTCTGATATTATTTCTAAGTCACCTTTTATATTTTTTAGTTCTCTAATTATATCGTCAGTCATCATTTTCGTTTGATAGCAACGCTCGTCTACATATAGGTCGTTACCACATAGATAGACTTCTACAATAGCTGTAGGGTCGTTGGTATAGCCAAAGTCCATGCCAATCCAATGATGTCTATGTGCTTCTACCGGTATATAATCGTCAACGACAACATTCTCAAACACAAGGCCCTCAACAATAGCTCGCTGTCCGAGTCCATAGATTCGCCACAGGCTCGGGTTTTTCCACTTAAGACTTTCTATTTCGTCAATTACCTTCTGCTCAAGAAATGGGTTGTCCTTGTACGTTGAGATAAACCAATAAGTGTTTTTTTCCTCGTTTACTTGATTTATCCAGTGTTCTTCTGAGAAAGATGGATTGTAGTCGAGTATGGAGAACTCTGTAGTACGCATCTGAAGCTGCTGCCACTCAAGAAAAGAAAGCTCGTTAGCCTCGTTTACGAACAAAATCTTACGCTTTGAACCGCGCACCTTCTGCTCGTTGTCAGTAGAGAAAAACTCTATCCAAGAACCATTAGGAAAAGTGTAGACATACTCCGACTTGTTCATTGACTTGTCATTCCACCAACCAAAGGACAGCATCACATTCTTAAAGTCACGGTATACAGTACGCTTAATAGAAGGCATACCGGCACGTATAATGGAAACGGTTGTGCCAGCGTTATTAAAGCAATAGACACAAAGGAACTGCACAATCGACCATGTTTTGGCTGAGCGCGAGCTTCCTTGCAACGACACGGTTGTGAACCCTGCTTTCTTGGCAGCGTCCACTTTCATGTAGTTCTTTGCTAAAAATACGTGTGGCATTTGTGTATATTCTATTCTTTATCCGGTTGTGCTTCTTTACGTTCTTTCTCCTTTTGTATCTCCGCAAGAACCTTGTTGTATTCTTCTGTGTTAGTAACGACATGCACTTGCAAAGGATCCTGCTTAATTTGCTCGCCTTTACTTGTGAGGTCTATATGTTGTATCTTGCCATAGGCTCTATCTACGACACGTTCGAGTATATCCATACCTTTTTTGTCAAGTATGCCTTTGGCAACGATACGCTGCATCATAGGACGTGTCTTGTCGGCAAGAACGGCTTTAAGCTCGTCCTCGGGCAGGGTGGCAATATACAGAAACGACTCGGCTATGGTCTGCGATGTTGGCACTTCATAGCCTTTTTCCTTCATTTCAGCGATAAACGCCGTCATCGTCTTAGGCTTAGGCGGTCGCCCTTTAGGATTGGTAATCTCGCCCTTTTTAAACTTGCCTTTCTCCAAATTTGCAAGTTGCTTTTTGCGTTTATTTTCATTTCTTGACAGTGGCATATTCTTCTCCTTATTCCTTTTATTTTCCTTTCACTATGCGTTTATCGTACATTTAAACACGTTTATAGCACTTTCAAACGCATTTATCGTTGTTTAAAGCCATTTTACGGCACATTTCGAGAATCTGCATATACTCCATCAATTCACCACGACGGAGTATGTTGGCGCACAAGCTAACAAAAGCAGTTGCTTTGTCGCTTTCATTTATGCGCCTTATATCATTTGCGCTTAACGTTAGCAAACATTCCATCACCGCCACCTTGTCCTTTGCAGGCAGCGATGATGAAATATTTATGTTGAGCGCACGCTCAATGGTTGTTCTGATGGGCAGTGGTTTACTCATAATAGTTTCTTTATTTTTTCACCATAAAATATTTGTGACATCACTTTTTGCTCATTATTTTTTGTCGTTGTCTAAATTATTATTATATTTGCACATCAACTTTTGTTGTGGGAGGGTTAGTAGCCAGTTGGAGTATATGAACCATCGGGACAAAAATAAACCCTACGGCGGCATCCTATATACAGGCGATACCGCCTTTTTTTATTTTATATTCCGATAGTATATTTCCCTGTGACCCTCGTCAACATGCAAGTATATCAATGGTTTTGCTTCTGTTTGACCATCTTTTACCTGTCTCTTGTATTCTTTCACGCCTGCGTCAATGTCCTCCCTATGGTATTTTGTGCCTTTGGGTGTAAACGTGATAGCAATGTCTGCTTGTATCCTTTGCTTTTTATCCTGCTTCCACACTTTAAAGCTATGCTTAATACCCTCAGCGACTTTGTCGGCACTTGGCTTGCCTTGAAGAGCCATAATTTCGTGAGTAAACGAATTGTCGGCCACCCCGTCAAGCGACGGCATTTCCAAAGACCTGCCATCTCTTAGTCGTATTTTTACGCCGCCGTCTTTTTCGAGCGTAAAACTCAGACCGTTTTCGGCAAAGATTTCGCCCACCGTCCTCTCCAGCTGGTTGTGCGGATTAGACCCTTTGTAGATTGCAACAAAAGCATTATTCGGATAACCCCTCCTAACCACTTCATACCCTTGCTTTTCGTAGCTCTCGGCAAGACTGGCGTTTCTAATCTTTCTTGGGTTATTGTTTCTTGTTCCTGACGAAAGTTTTACAACTTGTTTATCCATTAAGCAACTTTTTAAAACAGTCCCCACTCGGCGAACTTCTCGAAGCCACCGACCTTGTTGATGTAGTCTTTTGCTATCTCCACAATCTCGGAGTACGGCTTGCCGTCGACGGTTTCATCACCGATAGCGCAGAACAGTTCCACAGGCTTCAGCTCTTTTTGCGCCTTAAGAAAAGCATATATATTAACCGACACGTCGGCTTTAGACAGGTCTTTTCCGTGCAGTCCACCGCCTGTTACCGACTGAGCCATATCAGAACCGAGCTTGCGGTTGGTTGCTCCGCTATCGACATCGATGCCTCCAGTCCAGTCACCGAGAGGGTTGACAGTTGCAGTAGGGTAGAGTTTTTTCAGCTCTTCTGCCTTGGCATTGCTTTGGCATATTACCAGCTCATCGCCGCCCAAGATATATTTGCCGTCCGACGGGTATCGTTCGTAGATACCGCGAGCAATCTGACTTAACTCCCACTCCTCGTCAGTGAGGGGCATACCCTTGAAGATTCCGTTGTCACCGCAACGGATAATGCCATCTTGGTTCTTTGCAAGGTGCGCGTCCTGTGGCTTGACTACAAGATTCAGTCGTAAATTGTCACAGTTGGTTATGCGCTCCACGATTGTGTGTACTTCTTCTTTAGAGAAATCTACGCTGCTTTCGATAATAACGTTAGCTACGCCATGTCCGACAAGAACTTCAACGGCAATCTTTGGAATTTCCTGCTTGGTGTAAGCAAGGTCAACGATGGCTCCGGCAATGCGGTCTGCGACTTTGTCGGGATGTTGTGGATTTACTTTTTCTATCATTTCTTATTTTAAATTATGTAGTTAAACTGTGATTTTTTCAGCCTTTTTCCCTGTGTAAGTTTCCCAACGATTGATTATTACATCACAATAATGAGGGTCAAGCTCCATCGAGAAACCGTTTCTATCGAGTTGTTCGCACGCCATTATAGTCGTGCCGCTACCTCCGAAGCTGTCATATACATTCCAGCCTTCCTGCGATGAGTTCTGAATAAGATATGCAAAAAGTGGAATAGGCTTCATGGTCGGATGTTCGACACTCTTTGTCGGTCGGTCAAACTCCATGACGGTCGTTTGTTTTCTGTCACTGAACCAATTATGGCTTGCTCCCTTTTTCCAACCATACAAGCAAGGCTCATGTCGCCATTGATAGTCTTGTCTTCCGAGCGTCATAGAATTCTTTACCCATATCAAATTCTCTCGCAGTTCCAGGTCTACCGTGTTCAAAAGGGCTTTCCTGAACCAATAGGAGTAACCGTCGCTGTGGAATATATAGAACGAAGCACCTTTCTCCATATTAGCATTGGCAGCGTTAAATGCGTTTGTCAAGAATTCCTCGAATTTATCGTTTTCCATCTTGTCATTCAAGACGACCAGGCCATCTTTTCTATGTTTTTCTGTTGGTGCACCGTTATAACCGTAAGCCACATTATACGGTGGGTCTGTCAAATAGAGTTGGATGTTTGTTCCCCCGAGTAGTTTAGCAACTTGCGATGTGTCAGTAGAGTCACCACACATGAGTCTATGTCTGCCGAGCTGCCAAATATCCCCGAGCTTACATTTCGCTTCAATCTCATGCTCGTCCTCATCGTATGCGTCGTCTTCCGTTTCTTTGCGCTCCGACATTTCTTTGACTGGCTCCGTGTCGGTCAAGAACGAGCAATCAACGCCCCAGTCCTGCAAATCGTCTACCTCCCAATCTCCGTTGGCAAGCTCGTCCCAGTCCCAGTTGCCAGCCTGTACGTTGTCCTTGATGGCGTATTCCTTAATTTTAGCAATGGACACGTCCTTGTTAAGTACAAAGCAAGGCAGCGCATCAAAACCTTCTACGCCTTCGTTGTGCAGTTCCTGACAGATACGCAAACGCATATTGCCACAAATAACGACAAACTTGCCACCTTCGGCAGCGTATACCATAAGCGGCTTGTATTGCAGCAGCTCCGGCGAGTCCTTGAGTGACTTTTTTAGCTTGTCATGTTCCTCTCCTTTGAGATAACGAGGATTCTTTGGGATGCCCACAATCTGCCCTTCATTAAGCTCCAGACAGCTTAGGCTTATTCGTTCTTTAACGCCCAATTCGCTGAGCGTGTTATTCTGCTTTTTTGCCATATTAAACGTGTTTTATAATGATTTAAAGCAAAGTTAAGCTGTTTTATCAAGGTTTATAAGGATTTATCAGTTTCCGTGTAAACAAAAAGGGCACGCTACGTTTTTGCCGTGCGTACCCTTTAAAATATGTATGTCAGATTACAACTGTGCCACCTGTGTTTCTGTGAGCGTTTCACAGATGTTCGCCGTTATTGCGTCTTGCATAAGGCGGTAGAGTTCGGATGAAGCTTCGATTACGTTCTTGCCGCCAACTTCGCCGTCATAAACGACGATTAATTTGTTCTGTAGTCGAACGAAATCCCGCAGCAAAGCGAGCATGCTGTTAGTTGTGTCACTGATTGAAAAGTTCTCCTTATTGTTATTTATTGCGTTCGTTTCCATTGTTATGCGTGCTAAAGGGTTGGTGTGTGTGGTTCTATTTGGCGGTTTTGCCGTTGATGTCAGAGATAGCGAGCTTTACATTAAAATTGTTTTTGTAAAGTGCGAGAATAAAACGTCTGCCTCGTTGATTCCAAACCAGATATGGCTTGGAATAAGTTACGTCTTTGTGTCTGTCGTAATAGGTGTAGGTTCGTGTGCCATGCAACTTCCATGTGCTGTAAGGCTTGTTCATCAGCCATTGGTTGGATTGACGGAAGATGATTTTGAGTTGTTGCAATTTGTTGTGCAACTCATTAGGTGTTATGCCAAGCTCATTTGCAATCTGCCGTGTAGTGAGCATATTCTCGGCAGCAAGCGTCTGGTCGTAGTATTCTACCTTTGGTGCGTCCTTGGCGATACGCTCGCTTTGTACTTCGATAACTTGTTTGCTTTGGCTGTTTTCGCATTCAAGCTCTTTAATGCGCTCCTCACGTCGTGCGAGTGCCGCCTTGGCTGCTATCAAGCCACAGGCGATAATATCCTCCTCACTGTCTTCTTCTTTTGCCACAACGTATGCGCCTGTTGTACGAAGCGAAGGCAGCACATCGTTGAATACCCAATCTTGAAACTTGCGAGCTGTGGGTTTGCGAGACTGGAAGATGCATCGGTAGAGGTCGGGTTCGGTGACGAAGTACATTTGTTGACTTCCACCATTGGTAAGGACATTAATTGAACTAATGACCTGTTGCTCTAATCGTTTAGCTGTTGCTCCAACTTGCAACCCAAGCGAGTCGCATACATCTTTAAGACAGAAAAGCAACTCGCCTTTCTCGTTCCGTGTAACACGGAGTTCTCCAAACATAGGAGAATTAAAAATTTTTACGTCGTTCATTTTCGTAGATTTTTTGACGTTAATATATTGTTGGGTTGATACAACAAAAAAAGAGTGTACCGCTACCCTTTGTCAAATGCCTCTACGAAAAGCACGCACACGCCATTACAACGTATGCAAGGGACGATACACTTGTATCTTATTCCGAAAAAACGATTAGGCATAAAAAATGCCCTCTCGGGAGAACGAAAGAGCCTTGTTAAACTCCTCGTAGATTTATTTGACACCACAAAATTATAAAATCTTCTGTGATGCGCAAAATTTTTCTTGAGATATTTTGATAGACTAATAAAAACTTAGCACTTTTATTACTCTGTAACCGTGATGATTATACAGAATATTAGTTTTGCTGAATCCATATATCCTGTATAATCACGCTCTTAATGTATATATTTACATATTTAACAATCTTAGCAACTCTTCCCGTATTGCCTTTTGCACCTGTGATTTTGTTCTTGTGGTCGCCATGCCGTAAGAACCACTATTCGTAAACACGTCACGACCTAAGGAATATCCATCTGATGTTCTTATAATATCAACAATATGTCTACCGTCTCTTGTTTTTTCATGTTTAACGCGATAGATTTCTCCATTTATGTTGATATATTCGAAATCATTTTGTTTTGGCAGTTTAAAACTCTCTATTTCTTTGGTTTTCGTACTTATATATTCAGCATTGCCTTTAGAACTGTTGTTTGTTCTGCTTGCGCTCGCATTGTTTGCGCTTACTGTTCTTGTTGAACCTCCACCTTTTGCCATAATCTTTCGTTTTTTTTGCAAAGTTAATATTTTATGTAGTCGGGGGGGGTAAGCATTGCCTACCCCGTGTAAACAATTAATCCTCCTCGTCGTCGCGTTCAAGTTCTGCGTCAGGATTTTCTGCCTTGAACACTCTCCATGCTTTGTTAAGTCTGCGACGCTGATATTTAAGGTCGTCTTCAAGTTCTTCCCAACCTGTAAGGTATATATCACCATCTTCTTCTACGTATTCAACTTTGTAGTCTAAGTCATCTACGGAAGCCTGAAAACCAACAACGTTACCATTTTTATCTTTAATGTCATTAGCTTCAACCATTCCCATTGGGCTGTAACCTATACAGGTACATTCAATGTCGGGCAGTAACATATCGCCTGATGCGTCAAAATATTCTCTAAGGTCGTTGTTAAGTTTTGCGACCTTTGCTTTGCGTGTGTTGAGCTTGTTAAGCTCTCTTTTTGTAAGCTGTATCATTGTTGTATCTCCTTTTATTAGTTACTTATTAATTTTTACATCACAAAATTAATATATTATCTTCAAACAACCAAATAAAACTAATAGAAATATTAGTATTTAATATATTTTAAAGCTTGCTAAATGCATACATTATATATAAAATAAAAGACCGACCCTCGCGAGCCAGCCTTCTACTTAAACCTTTGCTTATGAGTAAAGCAAAGGTACTTCATTAATTAATAATCACCTAAAAATCACTTGTCGCTAAATAAACTAATTTTTGTCTTCAATGTTTTGTTTACTGTTCGATGAGAAATCCTCTATCTGATGCGTGAACGGTGTGAGTTTTTCAAGTTCTTTCTTAACTGAAAATTCTTCGTTGAAGAATGCCACACCTTCGTGTATCTTTTTTAACGCTTCTATTTTTTTCTTTGTCGTAACAACAGGATTAATATAGATACAACCATTCTCTTGGGCGAACCGCCGGCATTCGTTGCCGCCACCGTATATAACGAATAGAGGAGTTTTGCCCAAAGCCCAGTCCTTGGCGATAGACAATTCAAAGGCAAGGTTGTTCAGACGGTCGGAATATCCGCGTGTAGCGAAAGCCCTCCACCCACGGGGAACGCCAAGCATGTTAAGCTGATACCATTTTTGTGCTACATTAAGGTCGACGAATATGCCAATGCCACGGGTCTGCATAGCGCGCGCAATCCATCGCTTTTTGTAGAGAGCTTGCATACCGAATGATATAGGAGTCTCATTGAACAAAGAGAAATTGGGCTCTACAATGTTTGCAGGATGATGTTGTTTGTATATCTTTTCGGGATGTTCGTATACTGTAGTGAAGCGGTAATCGTCAGTATAGAAATGTAGTGTTCCTGCACCATTCATGTTATATGTGCGCTTTTGTTCTCCAAAACATAAGAATGGTATCTGACAACATTCTGCTTGCATATTGATGTCGAGTGTAGGAATCTCCAGTTCGTTGTCGCTTGGAAACAACATATCTGGGATTGTAATATCATAATCTCTTCTCATTGTCATAGGTTTTAAGTATATTCTTGATTTTATTGTATAATTCGACAACCATCTTGTCTTTGACCTGTAAATACTGCGCATACTTACGTGCCTGATTTATTACGTTTACACGTGTGCGAGCAATAAGACGCGCCGCACGATCTGGATGAATGCAATAATCACGAGTGAAAAGACAATACAAGCCGCGTAGGGTATTTGCACGCACATTTTTTCTTTCTGATACAAGCTCCAAAAAGGTAACTTGTCCTACATCGCAGACCGCTTGCATGATGCGCTCTGCCCAAAAATACTGTTCAGTCTGTGTAAATGTCATAAGCAATTATTTATTAGTTTAGCGCTTCAAAGATACTGAAAACTAATAATAAATCAATATAAAGTATTAATAAATTATAAATAATTAAGAGAATGTATTAGTTTGATGGATGTTTTTATTAATTTTGTGGTGTGAAAAATAGCAAAGCTATTAATCACCACTAAGCGAACCGTGTACATCGTGAAGTGTATAACATGGATTTAAGGCGCGTCTTAACTGACGCATTAAATACAAAGCGATAAGGTAAGTACACAACCTTGTCGCTTTTGCTTTTTACAGACATGAAGATAAAGAGAATCATAATAAATCAGATGTATCGCAACTCTCAATTGAGAAAGGCGATTGCATTCTCTTTGTTTGTAAAAACACACACTCGCAATTCTATTGTTAAGGATTGGAGCGTAAATAAATTGCATGATATTACAGGTATAAGCGCAAATGCTATCAAGGATAGATTGTCTATCCTTAGAAACATGGAATTGATAGAGGAGACAGGTCTTAACAAAAAGCACCTCGTTTTTAAATCATTGCATAGTCACACGGCGCATCGTAATATCGCTATACCTGAACTTACATTTAAACCTAACGTTAACTTAAAAAAGAATGCTTATGCGCAAGAAATCAAGAACATAGAAAATGGTTTGACCGCAATGTTACTTGTGGAAATACAGCGTCGTAAGGATTTTGCCAAACAAATGATTCAGCAAAGAAGCAATCCTTCTTCAAAAAAGGAATATAAGAAAGCTACCAAAACTTGTAATCGTTTTTGTTATGGCAGAAAATTCGTAGACAATGGCATTTCATACAAATATATGGCGGCAAAAATAGGTATGTCAGTATGTAAGTCAATACAAATTGTAAAACTTGCGGTAAAATGCAATATTATAAAGAAAATGCGCAATACCTGTAAACGTATTGCAATTTGTAGTAAATACATAGAAGACATGCTTGTAAACTACACGTACAGTTATCGTAATCATATTTATAAAAATTACGCAAACAAATACGCTGTCATATAGTATGGTATTTATTTAATTATAAAAAACTAAGACTGAAGTTTAACGTAAAATGAAAACAAAAAATTATGAAGACAACAATTAGTTTTGTAGACAATGCAACCACAAAAGAAGCTGGAGTGTATGCTTTAAAGTATGGTTGGGCTTTTACAAAGAGTGTCTGTAAAGACATTAACAGTTTTGTGTATAGACTGCCGTGGATTTGCGTGGCGGTGGTGTCGATAGTAGCTGTAGCAACCGGTTTTATACTTGTGAACGACGCGAGGATGGAAAGAGACCATGCAAACAAGGAAATGGTAAAGCTGAAACAACAAGTAGAACGGTTGAGTTGTGTGGCGGAAGAGGAAAGGAGTATAAGATGAGCTACAATCCTTTTGTTTCTCCTGAATGGCGCACAGCCATCCTCACACTCGATAATGGAGAGCGTGTTCGCGCCAAGGTTCTCATGCCTCACACCAACAAACCCTTATGGCACACCGACTTTGAGCGTCGCTTCATTCACGAATTTAACAAGTCACAGCCTAAAGCTATTCATAAAGTTGTAAAAGTACATATTTTACGCAGCTAAAATAATTTTAAACAATAATACAATTAAGTATGATACCAATAAAAGACCTGCGTATAGGAGACCTTGTAAAAACAACGACAAGAAATCCTATATTAGAAAAAGGTAGTATATGCAAAGTGGTCTTAATAGATGCTTTAATCAACTCAATTATTGTACAAAAAAGTGACGTGGATGTTTGTAGATGTTTAGTAAAAGAAGAAATCGAAGGCATCCCTCTTACTCCCGAAATCCTCGAAAAGAACGGATGGAATAAGAGACATGATCCGACTTCATCTTGCGATATTTACTCAAAAGGCAAAGACGCTTTTTATGTAAGCTTAGAACAAAGTATTTATAAAAAACAAGAAGGATTTGAGCTTGTTGTAGCCGACTCAACTTATCGTTTTGGGAATAAACTCCAGTACGTCCACCAGCTCCAGCACATCCTCTGGGCGCTCGGCGAAAACGCAGAATTAATCATTTAACAATTTACAATTATGAAGAAAATCATGTTCAACGACCGCTACGGCCTCACCCAAGCCGTCCTCGAAGGCCGCAAGACGCAGACGAGAAGAATCGTCTTTAAACGCCATATAGACCCTCTTATACAAGGTATAACCACGGAATCTTTAATCGCAGCCAGGTCTCGGTACAAACTCGGCGAAACCATAGCCATCGCCCAGAAATATGAAGATTTGATAAAGAACGATGAATTCTACCGTCTTTGTGGCAAAAACGGAATGCCTTTGGAGTGCATCAAATACGAGAAAGGGTGTAACAACAAGATGTTTGTCCGTGCAGACCTTATGCCCCATCATATTCGCATTACCAACATCCGCGTCGAACGTCTGCAAGATATCAGTGACGAGGATTGTCTAGAAGAAGGTATTTGGACACGAAGCGGAAGATGGTATTGTTATGACATTATAAAACGTGGAATGGAATTCTACGACCCTTATCCCGACCCGTGTGAAGCCTATTCTGTTCTCATCGACCGCATCTCAGGCAAAGGCATATGGGATTCCAACCCTTACGTCTTTGTTTACGATTTTGAACTTGTAAAATAACAAACATATGGATTTAGAAAGAGTAAAACAGCTCGACAACGAGTACACAAATCAGCAAGTCTTTTTGCCCGAGGAATTGAAGGAGTACCGTGAAGCTGTCGAGTTCTATAACATCAAAAAGGACGGCATGACACGTCAAGAGCGCAGAGCATATCAAAGAATGCTTGCAAAGCAGAGCAAAAGAAAACATTAACACTATAAACAACAAAACAATGGAAACAAACATCGGAAAGAAAGTAATCATCCGCGGCGACCGCAGCGGAGTAGAGTTCGGAACACTCGTAGCACACAACGGCAGAGAGGTCACGCTGCATAACGCCCGACGCATCTGGTACTGGGCAGGAGCTGCCTCACTCTCACAGCTCGCCCAGGAGGGAACGTCAAGTCCAATTGACTGTAAGTTCACGGTCTCAGTAGACAGCATCACCATTCTCGATGCTATTGAAATCATCACTTGCTCGGACAAAGCCGTCAAGTCAATAGAGGAGGTAAAAGCATGGAGACTTTAGAAACACGCATCAAAGCATTCTTGAGCGTCAGCTATGGCTCTGGCTATGGCTCTGGCTGTGGCTCTGGCTGTGGCTCTGGCTGTGGCTCTGGCGATGGCTATGGCTATGGCTATGGCTGTGGCTGTGGCTATGGCTATGGCTCTGGCTGTGGCTCTGGCTATGGCGATGGCTGTGGCTCTGGCTATGGCGATGGCTGTGGCGATGGCTATGGCTGTGGCTATGGCTGTGGCTATGGCTATGGCTCTGGCTGTGGCTCTGGCTATGGCGATGGCGATGGCTGTGGCGATGGCTGTGGCGATGGCTGTGGCGATGGCTATGGCTCTGGCATAAAGGAAATGAATGGTGACAAGGTTTATGTAATAGACGACGTACCAACGATTATAAAATCCGTTCACGACAACATCGCACAAGGTTTTATTCTAAATAATGACCTTACCCTACAGCCCTGTTACATCGTCAAGGAGCAGAATAAGTTCGCCCATGGCGACACACTGCACGATGCCTTTATGTCCCTGCAAGAGAAACTCTACGATGGCAGCACCGAAGAGGAACGAATCGAGGCTTTCCGCGAGAAATTCCCCGACTACGACACCCCTTACCCAAACCGTGACCTCTTCGCTTTTCATCACGTTCTCACCGGCTCGTGCCGCATGGGACGAGAGAGCTTCTGCAAAGACAAAGGCATCAGTCTCAACGACTCCACCACAGTCCGCCAGTTCGTCCTCCTCACCAAGGACAGCTACGGCTCCTCCACAATTCGCAAGCTTCCCCAAGCCTACGGAATAGACGAGCCGCAGATGATGATTACCAAGTAAACCCACCCCCCTCCTGTCCCTTACACCTCATTTGGGGCAGGAGGCTTTAAACCAAAAAGATATGACATTAGAAGAAGCAATAGAACACTGCAAACAAAAAGCAGATGAACTAAGTATTTGTAATAAAGATTGTTCTTTAGAACATAAACAATTAGCTATTTGGCTTAGTGAATTGAAATCTATTAAAGAAAAAAGTAAGAGGCTAAAACAACAGAATATGGAGGAATAGTTATGGATTTAGCGATTTGTTTTATTGTACTCATTTTGGCAGGAATAATGGTAAACATAGACAATGTAACCAAAGAACTGACAAAAATTAGAAAACTCTTAGAAGAAAAGGAGGAATAGTTATGGCATGGGTAGCAGTATCAAAACAAGGTAGAGAATTTATCTCAATGTGTAAACCAATAAGAGTAGTGGATGAAGATAATTACGACGGTTGGAAAGATGTATTTTTTGAGGTGAGTCTTCCTAATGGTAGTATCAAGAAACTCATCGGAAAAGAATTATCTTGGAGTGATGGGCCAGTCGAACTTAAAGATGAATAGTTATGGCAGATAAAAGCTTAATGAAAGAAATGCTCCCGATGAAGATTAGTAATTGGGAGTCTATAGTGTACAGCGAGGAACTTAATTGTCCTAATAAGGAGTGTGATAACAAAAGCTGTCATAGTGAAGCAAGAAATATTATCGGATGGTGTGATACTCCTTACGGCTATATGATGGTCTGTGAATGCAAGAAGTGCTTCACTAAGTATCGCTTTCATGGCACTATAGATGGCAAGTTTGATTTTGATAACTTTGCTGATAATTTTATGATGCGTATTGAAATAGAAAAGGAGAAATAGTTATGAAAGAATTTTATGTCATGCTTGCCCTAATCATTCTATATATAGCTTTCATGGGTGGAGTTATAGGTTATTTAATTGGTAAATATTGGAAAAAATAAATAGCTCATGAAAATAGAAAACATCAAGTTCAAGGCTAAACGTCTTGACAACGGAGAATGGGTTGAAGGTAGCCTAATCAGAAGTACTGATGGGATAAAGGAAAGAGCCTACATAGTAGATAACTTTAGCAGTATGAATGATTATAGTATTATTGGTGTTGCACCTTCTACCGTCTGCCAGTTCACCGGCTTCAAAGACATCGAAGGCAATGAAGTTTGGGAGGGAGACATACTTGATGGACGGATTAAAGGTGAAGTGGTCTTCATGTTCGGCACGTTTGCCCTTCACCCTCTTGACTGTAACAAAAGAGAAGTGTTCGCTCCTTTATATTACTTCCGTTTAGGAGATAAAACATTAGACCTCAAAGTAATTGGTAACAAATTCGACAAATAGATATTATGACAAAAGAACAAATAAAGAATGCCCTTCCTCTGATACAGGCTTTTGCGGAAGGTAAAATTATTCAGTATAGAGACCCCAGTCTGGGTATAAAAGAATGGTCAGACCTTGAATATTCTGTAGGGGTACCTGTAAATAATCTTTTAGAAGAACCTAATAACTACCGCGTCAAGCCCGAGCCTCCCTACCGTCCCTTCCGCAACGCCGAAGAATGTTGGCGGGAAATGCTCAAGCACGCCCCCTTCGGCATCATGAGCAGCAAGAACCGAAAGGATTACATGTCTTTCATGTCTCTCAACGACGAAGGCTGCGACTTCTGCGGCTACGAAGGCGAAAACTTCGAGTCTGCATTCGATGACATTCAATTTGCCGACGGCACACCCTTCGGCATTAAGGAGGATTAGGTATGTATGCAAGAAAAGTTGCACTATTGCCCTGTATAATGCAGAATGAGTACTCCTTTCTAAGGTTTGGATATATATCCAATACAAGAAGCATTTTTGGCAGGAATGGAGTAATTTGGCAGGAATGGAGTAATATCCTCGATGAAATTACAATTTTCAAGACTTTGAAGTCGTAGGCTCCATTCACGATAAGGAATGGCAGGAGAAGTTGAACCTAAAAGACGAGTAGCGTATGGCAGCAAATATAAAAGAACGTACTTACGAGTACACGATTTCGTTTGACTCGGAAAACTGTGAGAAAGTGGATGGAGGATATAACATCCATGGCGCAAGTATTCGTTTGGCAAGAAAACGTCAGCATAGACACGAGAACCCGTCTAAGATAAAGAAACGGTCTTGCAAGCGTCGCTATCTATCCTTAAAAGAGTATTTTGCCCAGAGAGAATATTGGTAAAACAACGAATTAAGCGAGAACAATGAAAGCACGATTAGCGAAGAAGATAATGAACCAGCGACCGCCCGCTTGTGGCGGTTCTGACGCAAAACGACACACGATGTATTATTGGCATTGGCGATGGCTGGAATGGTATAACACCACGCATCCTGCAATATCATATAAGCCGTGCGGATTGGTTTTAGACCACCGCATTGTCAAGGCGCGGATTATGTGGAACAAGAGAAAATAATGACTAACATTAAGATTTCGGTGCATCCCGTTAGCCATCGGCTCGAATGGCGAGGATGGGCGGGTAACTTCTCGCCTGCCCTACGAGCCACCGACTACAAATGCCCTCACTGTATAATGATAGAATATGATTAAGCAACACCCATTCGATGATTTCCATCAGCGCATACATTGGAACGGCAACTCCATCGGAACCGTTACCCTGCAATGGGGCAATCCTGCGCCGAGGCACGGATGGCGAATAATGACAGAATATGATTAACCCTCATACGCCCCGCTACAAGCGCGGCACCATCACCAAGGACGGCAAGTTGTATGGGCGCTATCCCGACGGTTCGCTCTACCGCATCTACTCCACCTCTGACCGACCCTTCCTTCAGATTGTGGACCGCAAGGGCGAGACGTTCCTTCGCATACGCCAAGCCACCGAGCAGGGCTATACCGACTGCCCTTGCCCCGGTGCTGCCGACCTTAGCTATCCATCCTCGGCTCTAAGGCGCAGCCGGACGGTTGGGGGTGGTAAGCTGGTGAACGCTCTGACCGCAGCAAGCGGAGGGGTTTGTGTGTTTGTAGAATTATAAAATATGACTAACCACGACTTCTACCAATATCCTCGCGGCAACAACGACGGAGGTAGATTAAACACTGACGTTTGCCCGACCATGACAATCAATTCGTGGCAGCAAAATGTATTTCTGATTGAAGAATATGAATAACATCACAATAGACTACCACATCCCGAAAGTTGGGGGGTATTTACACAAGTAACTGCCAAGTTCAACCGAGGAAGCCTAATCGGACTGAGCCGATGTTTGAAGGCTAACATGAACGATGCAGGGGTAATGATAGAATACGAATAAAGCAAAGACAATATGATCACAAAACTCAACTTCACCGACCGGACCATCAAGAGCTATGCCATACGCAAGCTCACACCTAAAGAGTGTTTCCGACTGATGGGCGTTAGAGACAACGTAATCGGCACGATGCAGAGCAGCAATGCCCAAGCAGCCGAACTACTGCCCGACTGGAAAGGCAAGGGCAAGCCCGAAGACATGGCGGTATCTGCCTCACAGCAATACAAGCAAGCCGGAAACAGCATCTGTATAGATGTGTTAGCATATCTGTATCAAAGCCTTTTCTACCCCACGCCCAAGCCACGCAAGCAGCAGCTCTCGCTCTTCGACGACCTCGAAGACGCGCTGCCCGCCCTTCCACCCACCGAAGCCAACGCTGCTGAGGAAAAGATTTTTCTTACGACGTTCTCCGGCTACGATTCTCAGTTGATGGCTGCGGACGTATTAAAGGAGTGGCATCCCGACTTCCGATGGACGTGCAAGGGATGGAGCGACATCGACAAATACGCCTGTCAGATGCACAACCTCGTCTTCCCGCAGTTTGCCGACTGTGCCCTTGGCGACATCACCAAGATTGACTGGCACGCCGTGAAACGCTCGCTCCAGGGACGCGAGGTTGACCTCTTCACCTATTCCTCGCCCTGTCAGGACATCAGTCAGGCGGGCAAGCAAATGGGCTTGCAGGAGGGCAGCGACACCCGAAGCGCACTGCTTTGGCGTGTGGCGGATGCCGTGGAGGTGCTTCGCCCGAAGTATCTCTTGCAGGAGAACGTGGCGGCACTGGTAAGCCAGAAGTTCTTGCCCGACTTTCAGAAGTGGCTCGACAAACTCTCGTCGCTCGGCTATGTGAGCCGTTGGGCGCGACTCAACGCCAAGAACTACGGTGTGCCGCAGAACCGCGACCGTGTGTTCTGCCTCTCCATGCGCCGAGACGTAGCCTTCGACTACCAGTTTCCCGAACCCTTCGAGCTGAAGACCCGACTGGAAGACGTGCTCGAAGAGGAAGTGTCCGACCGCTATTTCCTCAAGGATGATGCCGTGAGCAAGTTCCTCAAGGCGAACGACTCTGACAACGCCCTATTCCTTCAATTCGACCTGCCACCGACACATGAGGCGGCAATGTTCCTCAAGACCGTGCTTCAGATATTCATGGAGCGTTACGACGGATGGGACAAAGGCATTGAGTGGGCCGAAAGGGAACTGAGCTATCATCGCCCTGCCATCGCCCGTCTATACAAAAAATTCAAGGAGAACCCAAAGAAACTGGACGTGGAATATTGGCGTGGCTTCTATAAAATGTATAAGTGGAACTTGGAGAGACAAAAGGATGCGAACTGACAACCCACCCGACCGTGTAATCCGCATCATAGCTGATATGATTGGACGGGGGAGGTTGCTCATCTGCCCAGCCTCGATGTTCAGCGCAGAACGTTTCAACGGAGCATTTCACGGCATTGCAATAACCATCATGTCGCGCACCGATTGCAGCGACGTATTCTTTGTGGCAGTAGAATTATGAAAACAACCAAACCTCTTCACGCAATACAAATGGGTGGGGGTACGATTGCACCGGCAGTCACCTCCCACTACTTCAAGGCAGGTGTACGAGACTTCCTTTTCGCCCTTGCCATACCGCATTGCTGTTTGTTAGTAGAATATGATTAAGGTACTCCCTTTCAACACCGAATCCGACGGCACATCCCGCACTATCAAATCCCAATATTTCAAAATGGGAGCAGCGAATGTGCTTGACCTTTCGCTTGATGGAGCCAACTTTAAAGCCACTGGCGCAATCGTGATATATGAATAACAACCCTCGCCCCATCATCCTCGGCTCCTACAGCCCCTCGCAGAATGGCATCATTGTTTCGCCCCACGGCATAGCCCTGTGCATAGCTGGGGGAGGCAAGGGTCACGATGTGGATAAACCAAAAATACTGATAACGTATGATTGACTGTTCCGTCCTCTCCACTTCCGCACGGAAGAGGCGAAAGTCTACCGCCGCGAGCATGGCGACCGTGGAGAGTGCAAATACCAAGACAAGCTGCATCGCCGCAGTCCGTGACCGTGGAGCAACACCATCAGCACAGTAACCAAAGACAACCTCCTATGCGTAACATTCAGATAGCAGCCTTCCGAGGTCGTGACCCCGACAACCCGTCCGACCGCAAGCACCCCTCCTGCGGTCGCTTCCGTCAGCGCATGGAGATAAACGTGCTGGGTATTACAAACACGCTTACGTCAGTAGGCAAGGATAATATGGCATATATAGAGTATGAATAATCAAATCCCATTCGTGCAACGCCTCTCGCACCTCTGCCCACGTCGGGGGTATTCTACAGCCCTGTCTGCACGCTACGACGGATGGGCCGGACTCTACGACGAGCACGGACAGCACACCATTGTATTGATAGAGTATGAGTAAGCATTTACTAAATTGTCCGTCAGGCATCTGTTGCGTTCTGACCTCTCATTACGCAAGAGAAGGGTGGGCGAATATAGCAAGCAATACAACATCACAATGCAAAGCACCCGCAATATTAATAGAGTATGACTGACAATATTACATCGGCTGGGTACGCAGCGGCAAGGACGGCAAGGGCCTCGTAAAGAGCCGACCGCGCAAGCAGATAGCCAATACCGTGACAACCTCACCGCCAGGCTGCTTTGCCGACCCTTGCGACGGGCTTGGCAACACCACACCGCATATAGTATATGAGTATTATTAAAACCACAACAAGATATGAAACTAAGAATTGTTCCAATGGAAGCCTACAATGGTTGCATACCCGTGACCGTATGGATGGTTCAGAAAAGAGTCGGAGACTGCATCTTCGGCAAATGGGTAAACATCAAAGGATTTTCCGACAAGCGAAAGGCTGCGGCATTAATGAGTATGTTGTATAATTAAACAAAACCGTAAAAACAATAGAGACAATGAAAGCAGAAGACAACAACCGTATGGAGGCATTGGCCTACATCATTGCCGATTTGAAGGCAGAAAACATGATGATGACAGAGCGTGTGCATCAGCTCACGGACGACTACAACGACGTGGCTCGTCAGCTGCGCGGAAAAGAGAAACACGAGCCTAATACAGAAGGTTACACTCTTGGTGAACTGACTGAAGCCTTGGATAAATGCGAGGCGTTGAAAAAGGACAACAAGATGCTGAAGCAGCAATGCGTTCAGCTTCAGACGGAGCGCGACGAAGCCCAGACCCGTGCTGATGATTACAAGCACCAAAAGAATGAACAGTTCAGACATATACAACGTTTTGAGCAGTCGGATTTTATGGAGATAGGTGTAGTCTGTTCCTACCAATCCTTTGCGCCGGAAGATAGTCCGGTAAAGGTTGGCTCTACTAAATGCGCCACTTGCCGACACTTCCTCAAGATGGATAAGAGTTTTTGCGTTCTGTGTGCGTGTCGTTACGACTACATGAACGCCGGGGAGACACAAGGACATAAGAATGCCACAGACTGACACCACACGCACCCTCGTAGTCGGCATGATGCAGACTTCTTTGCGTAACAATATATTCGAGATCACGAGCAGAAGGGTTTAAGCCCTTCTTGTCTTACGCATACAGGCGGCAACCAAGAGATAAAGGTGTTGGTGGAGCTGTGAGCATGTCCGCACCGCCAAAATATTTCTCCCTACATTTGTAGTCGGAAAAAGCATAGGGGATAGCCCCTTGGATGCAAACGGCTATCCCCTAACATCAAAACGGATAGCCCCTACCCAAAAAGCCTCTTTGTGGAATTGGGTAAAAACATAGAGGTTAGTATTAACGCCCAAACAGTTTATTAACACATGGCAATCAAAACAAGAATTGTCTTTCGTGATAACCATCTCACGAAAGAAAAGGTTGCAAGTGCCAACATCGTTGACTTGCAGCAGATGTCATTCACCGAGTTTTTCGACAACATGGCGCAGAACTCTACAGTAGGCGTAGCGGACGGGATGGCCGTGATGATGCGGTTGGAGAAGAAGCTGCCGCTTCTGTTGGCTCTGGGCACCAAGGTACAGGTGTCTGCCGAGGACATGGTGGGACGTCTAACCGTCAGCGGTTTGCTCACACCGAGTCAGCTCAAGGCGAAGCTCGAAGCACGTAAGACAGCCGGCGAGGACGTTGCACAATAACATTTCATCTATGATACAATATCAGCATTGGGAAGACTCCATTCGCATACTCGTCACCGACGAGATGCACCATGGCAGCATACAGGCGTTTATTCCTCACTGCACCGAAGACAAGCCTTTGGATGGCGAGGCCGACGCTCTCATTTACTCGCTGTGGGTGGACGAAGCGAACCGTGGTCGTGAGGTGGCAAAGCACTTGATGGAGGCTGTAGAGAGGGAGCTGAAGCGTTGCGGCATAGAGACCGTCGCAATATCGTGGGACGGACGCGACTCTCCCCTATGGGTGTTGCACTGGTATCAAAAGTTGGGTTTCGAAGAAAAGGCGTTCGGCTATCAATGCTGCACGCTTCTAAAACGGCTGTAACATATTAAAAGTCGTTGATAATAAATTCAACTAATAGACATTCAGTAATTTTGTAAATAGTAAAATTATGAAACGAGAAATAGTATACAGAATACAGACAAATATTGACGGACTCCGCTTTAAGGGCGAGCCCAAAGAGACATACATTATATTAAAAGGAACTGTAGCAAGAGTTACCCAAAGGAAGTTGTTTGGCTTTATTCACCTTCCCGACAAATGGGCGTGGGAGATAAGCATGTTCGATATAAGGAGCAAGACTGTATCGGAAAAAGAATGCAAGAACATCTTCTCTTTCGATACATTCAAGCGACTGAGCGAGGAACGTCTTGATATGGAGAGAATGTTAAGAAATAAATGTAAGGATTACAAGAAAATATAGGTAGTGTAAACAGAACTGTGTCACGGCTCTGATTTTTTATTATTTCCCTCTTATTTGTGTGCAGATTTCATATCTGCATACAAATAAGAGGAGCCTTTCACAGGCAAAGTTACATAATCTTGAACCTATCTCCA